ATCCCGCATTGATATTACTACTCTTAAGAGGGGGTAAACTATAACCGTTAGGCATGAATAATCTGCCATCTTGTCCAAACGTCCAATTACCGTTAACAGTTTGAATGGATACGCTGCCGTGTTGGCTAGCTGTGTTGCCGTTACCAGCAATAATATCTACATTACCGCCATAGCCTTTATCAGCCTCAATACTATCAGTAGCACTACCTGCCTGAATGTTTACATTACCACCATAAACGTTAGTTGAACTGCCAACGCTCATTTGAGCATCACCTGCTCGTAACTCTACGAAGCCGCCGCCCCTGCCTGCTTGACCAGTGCCACCGCGAATATAAACGTAACCGCCTTCGCCACCTTTTGCGCCAGTTCCTAAGTCGTCGCTGGTCTCGCCGCCCTGGCCACCATGAATTTCGATATTACTGCCGTAGCCGCCGTTGCCTGTGGTACTCCAAGTACCGTAGCCACGTTGTCCTCGAATCTCAATATTGTAATTGCCACGACTGTCGCTGTTATATTCTTGTTGAGTGATAACAACGTTACTAGTTCTTTCGCCTAATGCTAGTGTAGGACCAGTTGAGGTGTTACCAGTTCCGTTTGCTACGGCCAGTGATGGTAATCCGATAGTACCATCTGGTTTAAATAGCCATGTACCTCCGTTGGTGCCAAGCTGAATTTCGCCGTGTAGACTGTTGCCACTGCCACCTGCTGTTATGCGAACATCACCGGCAGAACCGTTTGTACTATAGCCACCTTGAATGTCCACATTTCCGCCTTCGGTATAACCATCACCGCCTTGAATGTTTACATAGCCGCCATATCCTTCTGTGTTGCTGTCAGCATCACCTGCGTAGATTTTAATGTCACCGCCGTCTATATCGCTATCACCACCCCAAACATAAATGTCACCGCCTTCGCCCGATCCATTAGCACGTTGTCCTTGGATAATCAAGCGTTGTGCGTTACCGTTTAGTGCTGGCGCTGGTCCTGTGATAACTGACTGGAATGTGCTATCATCAAACTGTAATATCTGTGCGTTTTGTACTCCGCCATTGTGTAGGTCAACAGTTCCGTATGTGAATGAACCTCCACCACCGCCCGAAACAGTTGCCCAACTCAGCTCACTGCCGTTGGTAGTAAGATACTTTCCAACGTTTCCTGATTGTGCAGGGATTTGAATATCTAACGATGCTGTAGTATACAGCTCGGTAAAGTTTTGATTTATCTTATCAAATGCTGTGCGTAGCGGATCACCGCTACGGTCATTTGCTTGACTACCAATGTTGATTATTTGCTTTGTCATTATACTTTTCCTATAGCTACTTCGATGACGGAGATTTCTCCAGTGTCTTTATCTTCTAATGCTTTGCCTATAATACTGCCCAACTTTGGATCGTGCGCTCTCACAGCAACGCCTGGAGTACCAGATGTTGTAAGCATATCGCCTTTCTTGATTCTACCAAGTACTTTACATGGAACACGACCTGCTAGTGCAATTAGTGCTCTTGGACCTTGTAGTTGATCGTTCATAATGTAAGCAGGGTTTGTACTGATTACACCAGCTAGTCTAGTATCACCAATAGTTGTTGTGGTAGTAACTTCAGCATCACCACCGAACACTAATACAGTTCCAACTTCATACTCTTTATCAGCTGAATAGTATTCAGCTAAGTCAGCACCGTATGTAGCAGCCAAGCTACCATTGATACCCCAGTTACCTACAATGTTACCAGCAGTGCCTGCACTACCAGCATTCAATGTTGTTGAATATAGTGTACCAGTTCTAGCATCAATACTACCTGTACCTAATGTAATGCTACTGGTTGTTGCTAAACTCCATGCACCTGTAATAGTACCTGTAGTTGCCGCAGTGCCTGCAGTCAATGTATAACTCTTTAGTGTACCAGCAGTTGCATCTAGTTGACTTGATGCACCTAATGCCCAGTTACCTACAACTGTACCAGCAGTACTTGCCGCACCAGTAGTTAGTGTTGTTGACTTCAATATGCCCAAGCTAAAGTCAACTTGGCTTGATGATTGAACAGCATACTGACCAGTAATAGTACCAGCAGTTGCGGCAGAACCTGTAGTGATAGTTGTAGCTTTTAATGTGCCACCGCTAATATCCCATGTACCAAATCCGCTTGCTACCGCAGTTCCTGAACTTGAACCAATTGCGCTCAAGTACTTAAAGCCAGCTGGTGTAAAGAAATCAACAGCATTTGATCCAGTATCAATGATCTTATAGCCGTCAACTTTAAGTTGCTTGGTATCTATCTCACCAGCTGTACCATATTTGACTAATGTTGAATTAGTACCGTCTGTTGATATTGCTAGAATGCTTGCACTGCCGTTAGTACCACCATACGTCATTGCACCAACACCGGATGTGAACTTTAAGTTAAAGCCAGCATCTAATAGTGTCTGCGCACTTTCCTCACGTGGGTATGTTGCGCTACCTGTAAAGTTAGCAAGGATACTGCCGTTACCAATATTGGCCATTTCAGTTCTTGCAACACCGCCATCTTTGATGCCAACCCATCCGTCTGTGATGTTAAAGTTAGCACTATCAAAACTTGCCAAGCCGCTTGCTGCCTGCTTCTGTGCCGCAGTGCCTGTTGGGGCACTTGCACTAACATCAGCTAGTGTCATTGACAACTTACTTTGCACAATAGCAGCCGCTGCATTTACGTCAGCGTTGACAATAACACCTGGGTTGATCTGGAAGTTGACCTGCGCATTTAACAAGTCAACTACTGAAGTTCCAGTGGTATGTGTTGCAGCCGTGTTACCGGTTGAAATACCAAACTTTGTATCAGTTGTAGTTGATAGTCGTTGAACACCGTCTAGTCTGTTAGCGCCATAGTTTGTTGAACTGTAGAAGAATATTTCATTACCAACTTTAACATAACCTGGGCCTGCGCCAAACGAGCTAGCATTTGCAACAGTAATGGTTGTTACTGCGCCTGCTAACAAACTAGTAATAGCAACAGCAAGTGTTGTTGGTACTGCGTTAGTTAAGGTAGCACTCATGTCTCCTGCAGGAGTGGCACTTATCATAGCTTTACTACCGCCAGCAAAGGCAGCAATGTCACCTGATACCGGAGTAAACACTTCTACGTCTAATAATTCAGTTAACTGATCGTACAGTTTAATTTGTGCATCAACATAGGTCTTAGACACAGCATCGTTGATATCAGTAGGTGGAGCTAAGTTGATCAACTTGAAGTTGTTGGCATTAATGTTGCCCTTCATGGCCAATGCACCGTTCAATGCTAGGTAACCAGGACCTACTAGGTTACTTGCAGAGATCGGACCACCACCGTGGTCAAGACCTAAACGCTTGTCAATGTATCCACGTGTAGCTGATTGCACAGGAACAGCGTCTGGAGCATTGTTAGTAAAGCTAGCATCTGTTGAGAATTCACTTACAACAACACCACGTTTGAAACCAATACCGTCCAAGTTACTCAACGCAATTGACGCTGAGAATGTAACTGTACCAGTACCTTGGTCAACTGTAAAGAATCGACCTACACGGAAGATACCGTTTTGGTCAGTTGTTACATAGAACACACGACCTACGCCTTCTTCGTATGTTTCGTTTTCTGGCTTACGTGTAATCGCAGGGTTACCATAAATTTGATATGGATAGTTAGTAGTTGAGTAACCACCAGTACCGATATCTAAGAAGTCATGTCCAGTTGCACGGCAAGTACTAATACGTGTTGTAACCTGTCCTTGTGTTCCTGCCGCATAACCTAAACGAATAGTAGTTGCGTCAATGTTATTAAATGGTTTACCAATACCGCTAGCTACGTTAGTTGCACTAGTAACTTCTTTAGTAATAGTTGTAGTAGTAGCACTAGACCATGTACCCGGATCATATGGATATGTTAGTGTAATACTAGTTGTTGAGCTAGCAGTACATAGATATAATCCGTTATAGATAGGGTTTGTGTTACCAACAATTTGATAATACTTTCCAGTAGCAGGAGCAGTTGTAGCTCCAAAGTTTAGCACAACTGAATATGTTGTGCCACTACCTGCAGTCTTACTTCCAAATCCAGTAGCAGTAATTGGAGTACCAAAGTTAAAGCTGTTAGCAAGGAAAGTCATTGCACCACTTGCAGTAGTCAAAGCAAAGAATGTTCCTGCAATGGCATTAGCATAACTTGTTGCAACTTTAATTTTGCCAGCACTTGCATATGCAATGTAGTAAGTTGTACCTGTGACAAGATTACCAAAGCCCACTCCGGTAAACACAATAGTGTTACCTACATACAAGTTACTAATAGTACTCATAGTAATCAAGTTAGTAGTAACTTCAGTTGCTGAAATAGTTCCGCTAGTGTTAGGATCAGTCTTGTAGGCCAGCGTCATTGTTGATGTGTTTACACCAGCAGTAGCAGTAACGTTAGTACTAGAAGCCGCTGTAAGAACCGGCACTAAAATTGCGTTGTTATCGCCTGCAACTTCAACTTGTAAATCGGGCAAACTAGTATAGTTGTAACCTGGATTTACTACCGTAACAGTATCAATACTTCCGCCACTGATCGTACAAGTAACCAGCGCATCAATAGTTGCGCCACCGCCGCTAATTGTAATAACAGGAGGAGTTAAGTATCCACTACCACCGTTTACAATAGTAACACTACCTAGTGTTGCAACTTTAGTTGCAGTTACACTAGTGCCAGCTGGCAAGTAAATTGCCGGACTTACTTTGAATTGAGTTAGACTTACAATTTCAGTTAAGTTAACGTTACCTGTAATAGTCGCACCGGTAACAATCATACCTACATCAAGTGATGCAGTACTTGATACAGTTACTAATGTCTCAGATACAATAGCAGTAACTTGTTTTGGACCATTATACAAAGTATTGGCATTGTCAGCTACGTTTACATAACTATCAACTGATTGCTGAGTTAACTGCCAAGGTGTGTCAAATGTTATTAACTTAGTAGTAGCTATAGAACTATCAGCAATTGATCTAAAAGTCATGCCTGGAATAATAGTTCCGACACCACCGATGTTATATAACGGTGTGTCTTCAATAGTTAAGTACGGAGGACGATTACTAATGAAGCTTAAATTTGCACCAGGGGTACTATCCGGAGCACCACTTAGTACTAGTGTAGTACTGTTAGTAATACTAGCAATGGTTTGTCCACTGACAAATCCGTTTCCACTAACTTCCATGCCGGCGTGCATGCCTGTGGTATCACTTACTTTTAAAGTTGTACCGGAACTTCCAACTGGGTTATATGTGGCAAATACAGTATCCGGTGTCGGAGTATAACTGTTAACATTATGTATTCTACCATTCCAACCTGTAATATATGTACCTTTGTTTATCTGGTCAATAATGGTTTGCTTACTGAATGCTAGAATAGCAATTCGAGTATCACCCACATTCAGACCCATAGTCTTTGAAGGCTCAATTGGATCAGTCTGACTAATCTTTGCCGGGTCAATAACTGGCTTGTAGTAGCTAAATGATGTGTCTGTTGAAAGAACGGCTTGGTTAGCTGGTAATAGTTCGCCTGTACCTTCTGTTAGGTTATATGTAATAACACGATAGATACTAGCCAAGTTATCACTATACTGTAACGCAGTTGAAGGACGAGTTGGGTTTACGTTGGCAATGCCTAAATACTTGTTATTCTGTAATGTTCGAATAGTAACTAACTGTCCATTATACAATGCTGTAACCAAACCAACTGAAGACGTACCGTTGTTACCAGCAGTAGACAAGTTTAGTTTTAGAATGTTTACACCGTTGACAGTAACAGCAGTTCTTTCAACAGCGTTTACTTCGTAACGTGTAATACCCGAACCTGCTAGAGTATGATCAATTTCAAGTTCTGAAATATTCTGAGGACCATAATCGTAGTCAGTAATATAAACAGCCAACGACTGTTTAGCAACAGTAGGTGTCATTTCGTTTGCAAACAAACCTTGTTTGTAGACTCGAGCTACCTGAATCATGTTGTCTGCTAGGTTTACCTCGTCTGGTAATTCAGTTACGTCATAACCTGTAGCACGTAGACCGTATGTTCCGTGTGAGTTAGAACCTGCAACAGAACGAATCTGTCCACCGTTACTTGCCCAATAGTGAGTATGACAGTAGTATGAGAACGTTGAAACTTGTTCAGTTACACCACCGTTGTTAGCAACAATACCATAACCTAAGTCGTTAATCATGGCAAAGTCGTTAGCCAACATGGACTTGTTACCGCCCATCTCAATATTAATAGTTGTTCCAAGACCTTCGCTTAGGTACACAATGATACCGGCCGCAATGCTTGCCTTGGCACCTAAAATAGTTGTACGAGCACCTGTTAGTAATGAACTTACTCCTGTAAAGTTGCTTGGTGGAGTATAAGGTGTAGTTGTGGTACCGCCTAAGAGAATATCATTTAAGATATCAACTAATGCGCCAACTGCTGTAGCAACAGTTGAATTACTTGCTGGTAAATTAGTAACTTGTGTAAATGTATTTCCAACTGATTCAGTAACATCTGTGTTAACGACAATCTGCTGTAGCACAGTCTTCATTCTGTTATAGGCAGCAATGGTCACTGTTTCTTCACCGGCAATGTAACTTGTTGTTCCTCTAAAGTACGCAAGACCTGCATCCTGTGTCATTGAGTTCCCACCGTACATTAAATCATAAATGAGTGCATCAACTACATAGCCAACATCTCTATAACATATTGATACGCTGTAATTTGGAATTTGTGCAACATTATAGTTTGCACCAATCCAAGATACAATTTCTTTTTGTATATAAGAACGATTGGCTGCTAATATGTCTCTAGCATTAGTATACGGCGATGTTTGCCATGTTAGTGCTGGATATGAAGAAACTGGCACACTAGCTTCACCGTTGGCAAAAATGTCAACAATAATTGACATTCTGTCCTCTATGATTGCCTGTGCAGTAGCATTACCCGGGATGGTAGCTAACACTTGATTCTTGGCTTCATTGATTGCTTGAATTGTTTTGTTTAACTGAACATTTCCTCTAACTAGGCTGGAGTAAGCACGAAGATATGATCTACCAGCATTTATAGATTGGAAGTTTGAACCAGTTACTAAATCGTACATTACTGAGTCAATGATTAAACCAACGTCACGTTCGCATTTTACTTTATCATAAACAAAGCCACCGTTCCATGGAGTGGCAGTATCCATTGTCATTACAACAGTTCTTGTACTAGCATTGTAGCTTACAATGTCGTTAATCTGATAACGTGTACCGGAGATAAAGAACGCACATGGAGGTTGTGGAGCACGTACATCAAGACCAGAGTTTACTTCACCGGTAATAGTTAAAGTGCCGCCGTTGTTAGCAACTGCGGTAATAGTTCCTTTTAGTCGTCCAGCAAACCCGTCAATATACTGACCACCGGCAAAACGCTTGCGGTTAATTGATTGTGAGAAGCTCGAGCAAACTTGTCCGTATGGTGACTTGGTTAAAATTTGACCTTCTGGGTCAAGTACCATGGCAAAACCGCCATGTCCTTGGAATGACATATTGCTTATACGTACAGCATCGTTACACAAGAATATGTCCATCTCTTTGTTATTCTTTGGTAGCGAATCAATATCTAATGGATCGACTAGATAGTGTCGACCGTAATTAATAGTACTATATAAATTCCAATCACCTGACTGACGCAGACCCGATATATCAAAAGGATATATCACACTACAGTTCATGAAGTTACCTGATACGCTGTCAACTACAGCCTTACCAGGAAGCGGGTTAGTACCTGGGATAACAAGTACCTTACCAATCCATGATGAAGGCGCTTGGCCAGTACCAAGAGTTGCAACCATCACACCAGATGTTGCACTAATATTTAAAGTAGTGTTAGTTGCATAATCAGTAGCTGTATCAATTGGTCCTAACTCCATCGCATCAATAATAGCATCACGATAGAACAATACTTTACGCCATGGTGATTGACTGATACGATCCTTTGGACGAACAATTGTTCTACGGAATTCATCGCCTTTGATAGAACAGTTAGTTGGAAGTTTGATTGGATAATCTTCGTAGTAAATACCTGCTTCTACGAAAATAACAATTTGCAAATCTTTAACGCTTTCACCGAACTCTAATAGTTCTCCTACTTGGTAGTAACCAGGTTTAGTCAAACGTGCAGTAATAGAATCGCTTGTGTTTGATAATCCTGGATTGTATGTAACAATGTTAGCATATGCAGAACTTGAAACACCAACTAGTACTTTAGCTGGTAAGATGTCGTTGTTTGCAGGGTTACCTTGGTCAACATAGCCGTTACCGCCGTTGGTAAATCTAATAGTCCATAAGCCTGAACCAAACGTTGCAGTAGGAGCTGCTCCAAAACCGTTAACAATAATACCAATCAACGTATTCATGTTGACAACAAAATCATCAATAGCCGGTTGACTTGGCGCACCTCTATTACCAATCATGCCATAATCGGCACTAGGTAATGTACCACTTATATTAATAGTTTGTGTATATAATGTTTGGTAACGAGTTGCTGTAGTTTGATTTAAAACTTGTGTAGCAACTGCTTTAGCATAGTTAATACCATCGAGCGTTTCTTTGTATTGTGTTCCAATAGCAATTGACTTTGCACTAGTGTTTCTGTAGTAACTCTTACCTGCGTTGATACTTTGATAAGTGCCGCCGGTAACCAAGTCAATGGCCATTGCTTCAATGATATATCCTACATCTCGGAAACAAATTGCTTCGTCGTAATTGAATCCACCTTTGTATGTTACATCAAGATACTTGATAGTATTATCTTGAATATTAGTTTTTTCTTCTAATACTGTAAGTCTAATGTCTTGTAAGCCTTGAGCGTATCCTGTTAGATCAGGATATACAGTGTCAACTGTTAACGATTCTGTAGCAATTAGATCTTTAATGTTTGTAAACAATGTATTGATCTTACTGCTTGCTTCAGTGCCATCGGCAAAATTTAAATCAATTACTTGAGCTACTTGGAATGACGGAGACTGATATGATGTAGTAACTTCAACGTTGGCAATAATTTGCGCAATGATGTTTTGAATATAATTAATGGCTTCTACAGTCTGTGTAATTTGTCCGTTAACTTGGCTTAATGTGCCAACCCAATACTGCTCACCTGAAAACACACTAGCATAGTTTCCGCCATAGGTTACATCATATGCAATTGATTCAATGATGTATTTTAAATCTCGTTGGCAAGTGGCTGCATTAAAGTTAAAGCCTGAGTAGTTAGTTTCTACCCATCCGATGATTTCAGCTTGTAGGAATGGAATGTTAGCTAACATTAATTCTCTTGCGCTGTCATACCCTAAAGAAATATTTTCTGGATCGTTATAGATTATTTCTGGACGTGCGCTCAATCCTAATTCTAACATGTCAATAATGATCTGGAAACAGCTATTGATCTTTACTAGCGCCGCAGAGTCAGTAATGATCGGATAGGTTTCATTTACATAGGTGATTGCCGCATTTCGTAATATAGTTCTATTTGCATTAGCTGTGCCTAAAATACCCGTTCTGGCTGCACGTAGAACACTTGAAGTACCGCCTGACGGACTAACATCAATATCTACAATAGTAGGTGGTGTATTCACACTTACTAGATTTTTTACAATAGTTGCTAGTTCTGAAATTCTTGTTCTAGTAGCAACCGCATCGGTACCAGAACCACTGACTCTTGAATACGTTTGATTTCTATATTGTTTCTTAGTTGTTTGATATACAACTGTCGGAGTTTGATTTTGTATAATTGCCTGTGCTAGTTCGTTGATATAATCAACTGAATCTAATGTTGCTGACAATTCAGCATTGGCAATTTGTCTTGTAACGCCGTTCCAATACTGTTGTCCTGCATATACGCTGGCTACGTTTACACCAGTAGTACCATTGCCATACAGCACGTCATAAATGATAGCAAAAACAATTAAACGTACATCTCGTTTACAAGTTTCTTGACTGTATTGTAAACCTGGAAATTCTGTTTGTAAACGAGCAATAATTTCAGCTTGAATGAATTCTACGTTGTTGATCAACAACTCTCTAGTATCAGACCTAGCACCTTTAGTTATGCCGGTAATACTAGGTAGTGTTGGAACAGGATCATCAGTGCCTTGAATAATAGAAATAATTAAATTGATATTATCAGACACAGATTTAACAGCCGCAGGCGCCGCTGTAACAGCCGCGATTGTTAAGATTGAACTCTTTAGATTAGTCAGTACACCAATCATCTGTTCAACGTCAATACCTGTATCGGCGCTTGAGTATTTTAAAGCTACTAGGATTGTTCTATAATTTGATTGAATAATTAAGTCAAGGCAAATTGAATCAATTACACTACCAATGTATGAGCTTAAATTAGGGTTGCTATAAGCAAAGTTTAAGATTGAATCTCTAACAAATTTAATACCGTCAACAGTTTGAATTAACTGATCAGCTAATACTTTAGAACTTGATTGATCGTAATATTTTGTTCCTGCTAATACAGAGTTGTATGTAGTATCTAATACCAAGTCATACATAACCGCATCGATCATATAGCCAACATCGCGGCTACATTTTGCTTTGTCAAAAGTGAATACGTTTACATATTTGTTATTGATATAGGCAATAGTTTCATACTGAATAAATTCTTTGTTAGCACGTAACAAGTCAAATGCATTTACATATCCGGTGTCACCACTATTACCACCGGCTAATGTTACGCTGGTAACTTCACTAAATGTTTGATCAGGACCTTGTGTATAAGCTAAACGCTGACGATATGGACCTGGTTCTGTTTGTGCAATGCTGATTAACCCTTCAGCGGCGAGTGCGGCTGCACCAATAGATTTATAAGCATAGTTCCAGAAGCGACCTTCTTTACCGCGCGGGCTAAGAGCTTGTGTATCATCGCCCTTTGTAGTAACAAACAAGTTGATAGCACTTGAATATGTTGAATTATCAACATAATATTTTGTTGCGGCCTGTAAATCATCAGCACCGTTTGGTGTACCTATTCCAGCAATCGCACCTGGGTGATCGTTTAACAACAACGGACCAGTCATCGAATCACCACCGCGGAATACTACATTCTTACGTGGAAGTGCTTCTGATGCAACATAGTTACTGTTTAATAACGGATCGTAGTCAGCGTCAAGAATTTGCGGAACTAACGGTTCATCACGAACACGTAGCGCATCTCCAATAACGCCACCTTGTGATCTAACATAGTGTGTATCTGCATATCCCTTGCTAATTGCAAGTTCATCAATAGTTGTAGTTGTACCACGTGGACCGTGTACAGCATTGAAAGCATTTACTAAGTCTTGTGACGGGTCAGGTACCTTACCAATAGGAAATTGGTTAGAATTTAATGGGCCGCCTAATCTTGGAGCAGGGTCACTAGCAGTTGTTGATAAGCTGTTGGTAATAGTAACTTTATCTGGATCAGTTGTATCAATACTAATACCTTCACCAGCAAACAAGGTCTTTGCCGCTAGTCCACTACCGTCTGTTTTAGAAATAATAACACGGTTTTGTCCGTAGTCTGCTACATATCCTTCGCCGTCAATGTAGCGCAATTCTTGTGCATCACCTAAATTAGTTAGGCCAATCGCACCACCTGCGCCGAAAATTGCATAAATTTCGTTAAAGTTTTCATTTACTTTACGAAACGACTCACGGATACTATCACCCGTACCATCGTTGCCTTGTACTCCAATATCAATTTCTTGACGTGCCATATTTTTTTAAACTCCGAAGCTTGCCCCACATCCGCACGTTGATTGTGCGTTGGGATTTGTTATTGAAAAGGTAGAACCTATTAGTTCTTCCTTATAATCTATTTCTGCACCTTGCAGATACTGCATACTCATAGCATCAATGAGTACTTTAAACTCGCCTAACGGTACTTCAAAATCGTCTTCATTTTGAATATCGTCAAATGTGAAACCATAACTAAAACCACTGCATCCGCCGCCTTGTACAAATGTACGCAATGATAGCTTAGGATTCCCTTCTTCGTATAGAAGATCAGTAATTTTTGTCTTTGCTGATTCGGTTATTGTTATCACAATGTGCCCTCGATATGATATTTATCAAAGGCGTTTTATAACCTTTATGTAAATACGTTTATGTTCTTAAAACTAGAATATCAAGAAACTACGCATACTAGACCTAGTAAACTAGGCCATACTCACGAATATACTCGTCGCAAGACTATAGTAGTGTTTAGATGCGACAGTTGTACAGAGGTGTTTAAAAGGGATAAAGGAGCAATGAGTCCAAAGCGTTTGAGTAATAACTACTTTCATGTATGTACAAATTGTGATAGTAAACGTTTTGCACAGCGGAAGGGTGTAGAGCGCAAACACGTATGGGATATGCCTGCTTCAAGCCTAAAAGACATTAGTCAGTTATAAATAAAACTCCAAGGAGGACATTAAAATGTTCAAAGCAATTAAAGAATTCTTTACAGGCAAACCAGCTCCAGTAGAGACACCAGCTCCAGTAGCTGAATATAAAGTAGAAGCACCATTAGTACAATTAGGCCCAGAGCCAACACCTATCGCAGAACAAGCTACACAAGCAGTTGTTGAAAGTATTGCTCCAGCCAAGAAAAAGCCGGCTGCTAAAAAAGCACCGGCTGCTAAAAAGGCTACTGCTAAAAAACCACGTGCTCCAAAAGTACCAAAGGTTTAACTAGGTAGTTGTTTTAATCGTTCGATGTAATTATCGACAAAACGAGTTCTGTAACCTGTATCGAAAGTAACACGATCACTTCGATGCAGGTTAATCATGTAATTCATCTGATCTTCGGGGACTCCCATGTTCCTCATGCCGTGATACACTATCCACGCATCTTTCTCCCCAACATACATTTTTTCTTTAAAATCTTGTCGAATTTTAATAGCATCAGCAAGACTAAATCCAACATTGTTAACCCAATGCTCTGGATGTCCGGCATGTGGAAAAGTATATCCGTACTTTTCTGGATACTTTTCAAAATCGCTAACCCATATATTTTGAACAACTTTATACGAAGTCATTGCCAGCGGCAACACTTTTGCTTGGGTTAGAGGAAAATCAGGGTCTAATACTTCTGAAACCCAGCTACGTGTACTGGCATCAGTATCATGTGGTAGACCCATAATAAACTGAGCATCAACATATGCATCAGTACAGGTATCTTTAATTTTCTCTAGCGTACTAATAATTTTATCTCTTGAAATGCCCTTACCGATACTCTTGTTAGATTCGTAATTAAGACTCTCAATACCTAAACTAAAGCCACCAACTCCGGATGCATGTAGCAACTCAATAGTATGCGGGTGTGCATTCATCAAATCTAATCGCATATATGCATTAAAATTTAGTCTAAATTTGAGTTTAGAAAACACTTGGTTATATAAAATCTCTAACTTTTCAGGACTATCGTTAAACGTATCGTCTAAGAACCAATACTTTGTTGTACCAAATCTATCGTAGTTTTCTTGAAGTTGATCTAATATAATAGCTGGATCTTTTAGATAGTCTAATTTCTTACGTCCGTTTAACGGATATGCACAGAAATTACATTTAAAAATGCACCCCCTGGCTATCTCCATTGGCAATGCTTCATCGTGATTGACTAGATCTCTTTCATCCCATGTAAACTTATGATTATTATAATCAAATGTAGAGGCCTTGTGATCATTGTCGATCCTAACAGACCCGTCTAAGTTTTTTGTCAATTGTATAAAAGGATTTTTTCCTTCTAAATACTTTGACCATTTAACTACACTTGTATCTGCATACCCTTCGATATAACAGTCGATGTACGGCCCGTTGTCAACATACGGCAGCTCTTCTGCATTAAAATGCCCAATAATTGCTCGACCTCCACCAATAACAAACTTACATTTAGGGCTTCTTTTTAAAACTGATCGTTTGATAAGTGCCAACTCTTCGTCGGAGAATAACACGGTATTTGCAACGATTGTTCTTGTGTCTTTGAATACTGCGCCTGGATCTATGACTGAATCAGGTCCTATCATTTTCTTAAACCATGTGGTACTAAACCCAATCCATAGTGTATCTTCTTGAACAAAGTGCTCGAACAGATCTATTACAGTTTGATAACCTTTTTTTGCAATATAGGGAAAGCTATCGATTACTTGTACAGTATACCCTTCGTTTCGTAGCACATTTGCTAATTGATACGTACCAACTGGTCGCATGTAGGGCAACCATGAAATACCTGCACACAGAATAATTTGAGCCATTGAAAATACCTTTGTTGAGTATTTATAACCCTAGTTTATTTGCGTGTTCAAAAAGAGAGAAGCTAGCCAAATTCTTACCCTTGCTCTCGCACATGATGTCAAAATTATTCCAGAAACTCAATGCCCACTCGTTAGTACTTTTATTCCAATAGAAGTCACTATGTGCTCTGAGTTTTTGTTTCTTGTAACCATCTAAAAGAAGTTGGGCATGATCAGGTGAGGTAAGTGTGTCGTGATGGACGAGATAATCTTCACGACTAACTGAATAATGACAAGTAGGGCGCAGACCGCGCCAACTGTCCACGACACGCATAACACGATTATCGTCTGCGCTGAGATATTCCCCTTCACGTATCCAGTGATGGTGTATATCAAGCACAATAGGAACGATATCGCTAATAGATAAGCAATCATTTAATCCCCATGAGTTTTCTTCGTTTTCAATTGTAATACAATTCCGGGCTTCGGGGGTAAGTCTTTTGTAGGCAGATCGAATACCTTCGGGACCTTGTTTACCCGAGATGTGGACATTGATCTTGAAGTCTTGAAATGATTTACCGTAGCCCATGTACCTGGCCATATCTGCATGATATTCAAACTCCTCTATACTACGTTCGACAATACCTTCATTACAACTAGCAAGAACAGTAAACTGACCTGGATGCATAGACAAGCGAACATTACGATTACGAGCCAAGTCTCCAATTTTTCTAAAGTTGGATTCGAGGTACTGCACAACATCAGGCCTGCGCCAAAAGTAACTAAAGTCAGGCTGAGTATAAACAGGAAGAATATCGCTTGATAAGCGTACCATACGTAAAGAAGCATCTAATTCACCTACTCTTTTTACAAGTTTGTGGGTTGATTCGATGTTCTGAACCATAAGGTCCCAAAGTTTTTGTTCTGCTACATCTTGAGTTTGTCGCTTGAGCCAACTAACTGTAGTGCTACCAGTGTTATACTGTTTAGCATCGTCGGTTGCTTTAATACCGTTAACTTGATCTGCATGATCGATCCATTTACATGCGAAGCCTATTCGTTTCATTACCAATGCCTTATGACGCCTGCGATTATAAAAATGTTTGTAAGTATATATGATAACACAATTACAGTACGAATGCAAGCAATACGGTCCGATTCCTCGTCTGTATTGCCTGATTTTTCACCTAGTGCTTTAGCCCAAATGCGCCAAATTTTATTTTTTGTCATCGGGTTTAACTATCCCGTACTGTTTATAAAGCCAATTGATAAACTGCTCAATTGATAAATTAGGACTTACCTGTCTGCTGTATTCTTTATACGCAACAGTCACTCGTTCTAACCAATCCTTGTCAATCATGCAAACAAGTCCTCATTCCATTCACGGTGACCTTCACGATATGCCATATTGCTTTGAGTTTCTCTAACTTCTACACGATAGCACCAAAGACGTTTGCTTTCACCGTCACCCCACATATCTGGAATGTAAACACCATTGACATACTTGTAGAGCATATCGCTTAGTGCTTCACAACCTAGTGCTGGAAGGATAGTTAGTTTAGCCAACTTACGGCGTTCCATTTCCTTGTAGAACTCAAGTTCTGGATCATCCTGCGCTACCAAAGTAGTGTGATCAAACTGATCTTCTAAGATTTTTTTGAGTTCTTTTAAGCCACCATAGTCAGCCGCCCAGTTACGAACGTCTAGATCATTAGTTCCAAAAAAGAACTTCATTGAAAAACTGTAACCGTGATTTAGATTACAGTGACTATCAGCTCGCCATTGGCGATACGCACATGGAAAGGCGTCGTGATACTCTTTTGTTGATGTGTACTTGTATTGTACGGGTTGAAGATTTGCCATCTCTAGTCTCCTTTGTAAGGTAGCAAGTTTGACGACATGCAGAGTTTATATAGCGGGATGAATGACGTTGAAGTCCGCTGTATAGTAATTATACACTTTTAACAGTAAAGGTCAACGTTATTGGTGACCAATTGCCCCAAAAGGTTTCCACTCACCGGGTGTACCAGCAATAACACATATCCAACCCACGTAACTGCCCTCTTGGGGTTCAGTATTCCAACATACATCACCTTTCTTATAGTTACCGTGTGAAGGAATTGAGTTGGCTGTTATAAATGTCTTATTGGCAAATCTAATGTTGCCTTTGACTTCTAAGTCAACAGCTCCGTCTGGACTGTTCACCCCAATGGCCAATTGACCAAATAGTTTTAAAGGACGCAGTTGATTTTGGCTATTACCGATGACTATCTCATTCTGTCCAATTTTAAAATCTTCAATCCCGTCAACTTCGATTTTAAAATCTCTACTAGTAGTAATACCTAGTGTATTGATAGATAAATTATCACTACCTGTAGTAGCTCTAAATAAAGTACCTGTTATGTTTTCGCCTTCTAACGAATCATAGAACTTTGCAGGCCCGCCAACATTTAATTTTTCTAATGTTCCAACAGTAGTAAGAGATGATTGAGTAATAAAATTACCAAGCTGATTTTCACTTAGTACTAGATTGCCGTTTATGTATAATGATTTTTTATTTTCTAAGTCGATAGATTCGCTAAAGTAAAATCTATCTGGATTATCTCTAAGATAAAATTGTCTTGTTCCGTTAGTTGATACCCATGAAAGGCCTATACCGTATACTGAACTATCCCCGTCGGTTCTAAACACAAGGGACGATACTCTACCAGCGGTATCCTCTGCTATAATAGATTTAGCATAAATGGTTCCGTTGACACGCAGTATACCGTTGTTAAATTTTTCGTGTCCAATTACAACAGCACCATCTGTTTTAATACTGAGTCTTGGAGTGTTGTCTGTAACGATATCTAAATCGTGATTAGTATATGTACCAATTGTAGCACGGCCTTGGGCGGGTGCGCCGAGAATGATTTCAACACCGTTATCTGCAATACTAAGGGTAGCATTAGGTAAATCTGTACCAAGGCCTAAACGATTGAGTGCGCTGTTAAAACTAGCAAATTCTCCAATGTCAGCATTGCCAGTTACAACAAGACTCTTTAAAGTACCCACTTGGCGCAGGTTACTTTTAATAATACTAGGGCCAAGCTCTCTGGCACTTAGTACATCGGTATTGTTTATTTTATACGATTTATTTTGATCTAAGTCAAAGCTCGCATCTGTCCACAATCTTTGCCCAGATTTGTAAACTAATTTTGTTATAGTGTTTCCGTCAGACCAGTCGATGCCTTGATTTTCTAGACCGGATTCTGATGTTGCGTTATAATTTGCCATGGATAAAATACTCTCTTATGGAGTATTTATCCATGTTTTGCTATAGCTTACTGTACTTTTAGAAGAATAGTTTCTTCGTTCAAACGCCCGTTCATTTTAGTATCCGTAGCGTTGATGTCATCTAAGAACTTGCGTAACTGCACTTTGCCAGCAGCCTTGAACTCTTTGAGCTTTTCTTCAGGCTTGCGCAGTGTCTTGCAGATACTTTTGAACTCGTCAAAGCCTGTTAGGCTAGTACCTTTAACACCTAGGGTATTAAACTCTGCGGCAACATAACGGCCTAACTTGCGGTTTTTAGTGTTGTAAACCCAAAGCTCGCCAGCACCAATGATGTCTGTAGGATTTACACTTACAAGTTTCAACGGTTCGTTACTCTTCATAAACTTGAGTTTAGCAACTAACTTCTCTTTTGGCACTGCCTTAGTCTTGCGTGGCTTACGATTGACTTTAGCTTCCTGAGCTAGCATATCACAAGCACTCATAATTTCTTGATAAAATGTAATCAGACTGCGAATTTGCTTCTTGCTACGATGTGAGTAACCTTCACGCAACTGTTCATCTTTGCTACCGCTAGCAAGTTCTTCCAACTCTGCCAAGTCACCTGCATAGAAGTCTTTAATAATACGAGCATGAGCCGCTTTAACTTCTTTGCCTTTGAGCAAGTTTAGCATTTTAAATGCTTTGGGATCAAATGCTTCTGGATCTGTTTGGAAACTATCAATTGCTTCTTCAATTTCTTCAGTCATACGCATAGCCGCTTCACGAACACGTTCTTGAATAGTAGGCTGTGCAACTGTAGGTTTTACTTCAACTACAACTTCTTCGTCAGTGTCATCTTTACCTTGAGCAATAACTTCGACAATTTCGTTACGCAACCAAGCGGCAGTATCACGCCCTTTGTTAAAGTCTTCTCTAACTGCTGGCATACCGCGGAGTAAGCATGATGCAATAGCACCCATTGTAACATTACAACGATTGTCTTTGGTTTTCTTAAATGCGGCGATGTCTTCCTTGGTGCATTCAATACTAGCCATCCATTTAAGAACAGCCGGCTTCAAGTCTTTGCCGTTGAATTCCAAACGGTAATAGCTCATAGCACCGTGCCAATGGCGCAAAAATTGATCAGCAGTCATAGCTTCTGCCCCGTCCCAAACTGGACTGTAGTCTTTAACCGCTTTTGTACGATGGGCAATTACTTGCTTTTTAGTTACACGGGTCTTTTTCTCTGGTGCTTTAGTAGCCAATTTCTGCTCCTGTTATGTTAAACAATATGTATATTATACTAGACTTTTCGGTACTTGTCAACCTGTATCAAACGGTTTAGTTCCAAAAAATTGAACAAATGTTTAGCCATAACAGCGTATCCATTTTGGCTTGGATGGGCGCAAGGTGTTACATAGTCCGTTGGACCCTTTAGATTTTTACAGTAGTCATAGAACCCACCTGGTGCAAGTTCGGGCTTACCTTCTAAGGTCAATAACACTTCCATAAATGCTCTCATGCCTGCAGGGTATACAAAACTATCCCAAGGCATAGTATCGATCAAATCTTGATAGTCGTTGCCAAGATGCTTTAAAAAGTATTCTTTAGTTATTCGAATATCAAATGCACTGCCAACAACAAACTTCCATCCGTTGGCCTTACAGATCATTTCAGCTTCGCGAATGTTTAATAATGTTTCTACACAGATCATCTTCTCACTCCAAAGGCTTTCTGCATAGGCTTCCCATAACTTTTTGTTTGTTGCAGTTTCAGACCAAGGATTGGGCCACATTGTATAGAAATGATTATGTTCTGGAAAGTGTTGGTTGACAAAATCAAATCTTTCCATGCCAGACAGCATTAGTACAACAATTACTTCACTGGCTCGTTCTAATCTAATCTTTGGATGTAGATATAAATTTTTAACAGCGGCTCTATTACCAGTACCTAAACATCCTAAGTTCACAGGTATATAATCTGTTAAATGGTTATCACATAATTGTTTGACCCAACTGTATTCATACATGTCATCAAAAATTTCTAAAGGGATTTTAAGGGTATCAATATTACCGTTGTAACGATCCCATACTTCCTTTGGCCAGCTACCAACACCTTGTGTAAAACTATCCCCTAAGCCGACTACAACTTTAGCGCCATGCGGGATGTTTGGTATCATTCTATTATACATTTTCAACCTTTAAATTAAAAAAATTGTTATAGTAATTAAAGACATCTGTATGTGCAATAGGAGCAATGTCTTTTGTACTGTGCAACAACTTATAGTTATGTTCTAAGATATCTTTCATCGATGCTAACCATTTAAACTTATCTGGAATTGAATTGATGCGTTTAATCTCTTCAATGATCGCATCCATTCTTTCAAATGTAGGCAAGTCATCGTAATCTTCATTTATAAAAGGACTAAATGTTTTGTAGCCCATTGACCGCAATTCTTTTAAACTTCCCCGATTACCAAATATTATAAACGGATGCATACAGGCAATTGGTTTAAAAGTCTTTTCACTAATAAACAACGTTCCACTGCTATCCGCAAAGCTAGCTTCTGGAATTACTGTAAGCCAAGAATCTAAAAATACTTGATCTGTAATGCGTGTAATATAAAATAAATCGTCTTTTTCATTGTTAGGAGTATCGTAGATCATTAGCGGTAATAATTTTCTAGCTTCTAACATCAGCTTTTGATCAGGCCATTGATTGTCGATACGGGGTATGTGCGGGCCGTAATCGTTCATACTAACTAGCCCACTGTTTAACAAATTCTCTTTATATAACTTTAAGTAAAACCAGCTCCTGTGTGCTCTTGGCCGTTTGTTTAGACAGTTATAGGTTTTAATTGTAGTTATATTTTCTTGTTTATATTTTACAATTGATTCGTAAGTTGGTTGGATATTACTGCGATGTGCAATTAAACCAATGTCTCTTTCAAAATGTGTATACGGCACTACTTTAATTCGGTCGCCTGATATTCTAGTATTTGCCCAAACATTGTATTGTTCAAGACTTAAAACATTTCCTGTAACATAGATTATAGACGATGGATTTATCCCAACCCTTTCGCATTCTTCATGAAAGAATTGCCATAGCCACGGAGTTTGGTATCCTTCCAAACATTGATCAAATAGCAATAATGCTCTTCTATGTTTAACTCGTTCTAATATTTTAGGAGATATGCAGTCAAACATACTATCTCTAATGTTGTCTTTATAGTAGTCAGCACCTGCCCAGAAATTTGGATCGCGCACTACTCCTAAGGGAATAATACAGTGATCAATTGTTTCGTCATCTATGCTTATAAAATTTTCTAATGTAGAATATACCCGATGATTCTTCATAGTACCTGCAATGGCACTAGGGGCGAACCTACGTTCATCCATAGGATCTACATAGTCAACGAAATTTTGTCGACGGTCTACGTCTTCAAATACAAAATTTATCACATCAAACGATCCTTCCAAGTTGAAGGTGTAAGATCGTTAACAATTTCTAAAGGAAAACTATAGTCAAACTCTTTAGAGCCTTGTTGTTTAATCCAAGATACTGTTTCTTTAACTGACTGTTCCACACTAACAGTAGTCTTGTACCCAAGTAATGTACGAGCCTTATCTGCCGAGCAAGTTGCGTGTTTAACTTCACGGGGACGATCTGCAATGTAGATAGGGTCTTCTTGAAAACCGCACTCGCCAGCAACCAAGGCAGCAAGTTCATTTATAGTAATAGTGCCTTCGTCCGGTCCTATGTTCACTGTTTCTTTTGTAATTGCTGGATTCAATGCTAGTTGCTCTAAGCATTTTATGCAATCTGCTACATGACTAAAGCATCTTGTTTGCTCACCGTTGCCGTAAATGTATGCAGACTTACCTTGTAAATTACGATTGGCCATGATGCTCATTACATTACGGAACGGATCGTCATAACGTTGACGTGGTCCTACAATGTTATGGGGAACGGCTATATTCCACTCCATGCTGTGTGTTTCACTTAATGCTTTAAGAGTTTGTTCAACTGCTACTTTAGCAATGCCGTATGGGTCTACTGGATTTGGTACCTGGCCTTCATGAAAGGGTACAGCTTGATCGCCATAGCGAGCCATACTACTACAAAATACAAATCGTTTTACTTTAGCACGTATTGCCGCAGTGATTGTAGATATGCTTGCTTGATATATATTTTTAGTAATGAAATTGGGACTAAACACACTTAGACCTTCATGAGCAGTTGCGGCACAATGTACAACAACATCACAATCTTTCATAGCATCAGTCATAGCAGTAAGACTGCAACAATCGATTCCGTAAAATTCAACTCTTGGGTCTATGTTCTCTTTGTATCCGCCAAGGAAGTTATCATTGCCAGCTACACTATGCCCAAGTTCTAACATTCGATCTGCAAGATGACTTCCTAAGAAACCAGCTACTCCTGTAATAAAAATCTTCATACGCTTTTACAATCCAAATAAAACTTCTTATATTCTGGGAACGTTTCTAAAAAATTAGTCCCACGTCTACGATCAAACTCTGTAAACCAACGTTGAAAGTCTGTCCTGCCTTCTTTTAATTTATCATCTGAGTAAACAGTACTTTCCATATAGTCCACTACTCTACGAAATTTTTCGTATTCTAACTCGGTGAACTTATCTGACGCAGAGTTATCTACGTTCTCTTTTATATAGTCCAATGCTTGGTACATGTAGGGCATGAACTCTTCCTTAGGCAGAATATTCATGTCATATTGTAACGGTTCTTTTAGATAAGGTGTATCAAAACGGATACGATGTTCTTTTAAATGATCGTACCATCCGTATTGTCTGCGCCATTCTAACATCTTTTCTAGCAGACTTTTAAAACTAGTTACAGCTAGAATGTTAAATGTAATCATAAAGGTAATTGGATTCTTTGTAGTTGTTAGATAGGTATGGAAGTTATTTTCCCAATTGGTTAAATCTAAACCTGTACGAATATATTCTGCTCGCGGTCCCCATGTATCTAAACTAGTAAACAACTTAAAGCGTCGAATCTTACCTTCCACACGTAGTTTTTCAACTTGCTTAGATAAGCGTTCAACTAATATGTGTTTAACGCCTAAGTTACTATTGATGTTTAATTCAAGTTGCGGTAGCGGATTTAGATCAAGGTCTTCTAGAAGACGCCAGGTTGATTGTTGTAGTAAAGGTTCACCACCTGTGATACGTAGAATATTTAGAGTCTTACGCATAGTAGGCCACCACTTCCACCACGCTTCAACATATGGATTCTCTTCTTCAATCTTATGAATCTTAAACCAATCAATATCGCTTCGATGATTCTTGACCATGTCGTACGGGCCAAACTTTTCAATTTCTTTATAAAAACTGCTTGATGCTTTTGGATGGCAGTATCCACATTTGAAATTACACTCATTACCAAACGATACTTCGATGTATTCTGGATTGATATTAAAATCAATGTCGTTGTTCTCTATCTCAGACATCCTTGCTTCTGTATAGATACTAGCATTACGTTCGTGTCGATCGCTTATATAGTCATCGCCCATTGCTTCAATGTTCCAACAGTATTGACACCCGCTAGGTTGTTCTCCGTTGAGCATGGCAATACGTTGATTTTTCTTTTCGTGTGTATTGTGTAATGCACTAGGATTATCTTTAATTTCTTCTAAAGGAATCTTGTGAGGTGCAGGGTGATAACAACTATGTGTTTCGCCTGTTTGCAAATAGATAGTAGTATGATGCCATTTGGCCAAACAGAATGTAGGGCTAATTTTATCAGTTATATCTTTAATGCGTATGATACGCTCTTTGTTCATTGTCATTTTATTGTAATTCCAATTAGATTACCTAAGTCTGTTGTATTAATATTTCCACTAACTACCTTACCTAATGGCACATATTGCCAAGCAGTATTCAGTTTACGACCACCTTCTAACCAATCAACAAAGTCAGTAGTCTTCATGTGTTGATTCCTTGCCCCGTTTACGTCGATATAAAACGAACCGTATAAACTATTCCACTGTGGCATAATGTCAGCATGTTTGCAGTCATCATGATCGATGTAAGCCTGAAAAGCATCTTTACCGCATATCACATGTTGAATGAATACATCACATTCTAAGTGGTAATCTAAGTATTTCCAATCTCCGATCTTATGCATATATTCTCTAACGTGTTCGCACGTTAGTTCTATCACGGTAGTTTCTTTAAACTGTGCTTTTCTTTGATTTGGGTAGAACATCTGCAAGTCATGTACTGCAAGATTTATTGGATTTAACAGTTCGTACCATTTATCTACGTTTGAAATTCTAAATGACCTCTCGTGATAGTACCAGGATCTATGAGAGGTTGCGGTTGTAAAGAATCTGTGTATGGTATTTAGATCATCGTTTGTAAATTTTGTATCAGCAGTTACAACAAAAGGAAAGTTTAGTTCTGTAAATGTTTCGTTAAACTGTTGGATAGTATTGATTAGTTGTTTTCTAAAAACTTCTTTTTTGAACGTATCGTAATTGGTTGCCGTTGGGTAATGCCAGCTAGATTTCCAAGGAGCAGTGAAGTCAGTACAGGCTAGCCAATCTTGGACAACTGGATTGTCAACTAGTTCAATTATTATAGTTGAGTTGGTAAATTCACAGATCGCTTGCATTTAAATAATTATGTCAAAACAAAAGGCTCTAAGAGCCTTTTGATTAGTTGATACCGATTTAAAATATCTTATGTCCACAAGCTGTCACGAGCTTTGATCAGTCGGATCATCATTTCAGTATCTTCTTTGTTATAAGCCGCTTCAATCTTAGTAGTAAGTTTAAGAGCCTTGTCAGCCATCTTACGAAGTTCGGGCGTCTTGTCACTGCTCATCCAACTTAGTTTACCACCGTTAGCCAAACGTGCCGCTTCGCAGTAAGCACTCCAGCCACTTGCATCGTGTGCATCTGGACGATTTGGATAGACAGTAGTCCACCATACATACAATTCTTTTATCTCACGAGCTCGAATAGCTTGCCCGGTTGGCTTGCCGTAGTCTGGGTGATCTGGACCGCACCAGTCACTGTTGGTCAAAGTCATTGCCCAGTCAAGATGATCGATGCCTGCTTGAGGGCAACGCCAAGTGCGCCAACGGAACCAACCACTAGCCCAAAAGGGAGGATCATACTTAGCACGAGCTTCTTTATCTCCCCAGGCGATGTGCGACCATGCGGATTCAATTTCGACGAAATCAACCAACTCATTAAATAGGCATGGCAGGAACCGATTGCCAACATCGCACCAAGCACCAGGCTTGATATCACGAGTATGAGCGGTAAGAGAATGAGTACGGCTAACCCAACGGTTATTGATGTAATACTTAACATCGTAGATCTTTCTAATAGGCCAAGTTACAAAATCCTGGAGATAGCTTAGGCCTTCTTCAGCTATCCAGTAACGGAAATTATGCTTCATTTGAGCCGCAGTAGTCCAGTCGTCCCATTGTTCAGCTGTGCCTACACTCAGCTTCTTAGTCCCGCGAATCCAGTCTGCAAACGGTGTGCATGACCAATATCGTGTGTGCTGTGCCATATTAATCCTTAATTAAATCAATTGAGTCGATACTTTGAAAAGGTGCCTCATATACCGAAAATATAACAGCATCGTGTAACGACTGAAATATTTTTGATTTCAATTTGTTGTATGACCAAAACTTTACTTTATACATCTCATACAAACGGCTTTAAATCCGGTGGGGTCCAACCTACGGGTTTTAATACTTTGCCGTCCTCACGTTTACGAACTTTACCGGTTTCTTTATCAATCTTGGCAAAGTTGGTCATCATAACTTCTTTCCATGCACCTTCGGCATCACTGCCCATGCTATGGATAGTACCAATAGTAACAACTAGAATATCAATAAGAGCATCTAGTGTTTCGAGCTGATCATTGTCTTCAACAGCAACTTGCAACTCTTTAAATTCTTCTTCAATTAGCCCCAAGTACATTTTAAACTGTGCCTGGTCAAATTCTCCGCCTGTAGTTTGATCACAGGCCTTCATAAACTTCTCTTGATCTCTAAACGGATTGGTCATTATATTTCCTTGTCATTTTTCCATTTGGTTGTAAATAATTTTTAGAACATGAGATAGGTTTCCCGTCATCATCTAAAAAAATAGTACCCCATTTATACTTTCCATCATCAAATTCTACAAATACTCTATCATACGAACAAAACAGTTTTGCATGTCCGTCCTGCTCAGAACTAGGCAATAATAATAGTATTACCATCACTGATCCTGCAATGCTACCTAAAATGATCCAAGCTGTTCTCATTGCCGGTTAATCCGGAAGTGCTGAAAATCGTTGTAGGAAACTTTCTCGATAGCAACTGTATTCTTTTGGAGGATTGCCTAAGGCATCCCTATAGTGTACCCAGACAACACCTTCAATAACAATTTCATCTATTACTACAAATTTTTTATCTCCGTTAGCCCACCAGTGGCTACCTTTTTTAACTATCATATTTTTTCTCCTGGAGCAAATCCTCTAAATGCTTTGAATCGGGGAAAGCGCAAACTATATGTACCATCTTGATTCTGTGTTACTGCATCAGCTCGAACTTCAGCTACCATACCGACACAGTCACGCCTAAACTGCCAAAAACCATCACGTTGCTCATCTGTGAGTCCACTGCCTACATTGACTCGAATGGCCTTGCCATCGTCAACGCCCTCACATACCAAGGCACCTAGTTTGCCTGCGTTCTTGCCTGTACCTTCTTCTGTATCAACTACAACAAGACTGACTTCGATAAAAGGTTTAAGTTTGAGCCATGCAACACTACGTTTACATTCATATCCAGCTTCTGGATCTTTAATCATAATGCCTTCGTAACCGCCAGCGACTGCTTGAGCATTAATCTCTTTGTAACGTAATTGGCCTTCATCAGTGTCTAGATCAACTAGCTCGTTGGCAAGACAAGTGACATTAGGTAAGTCTACATGATTCTTCTCTACCCATGCCTGCACCATTTGGCTACGAAGCGTCTGACTTTTATCCCAACTACCTTGTTCAAAATTACTTAATGGGCACATGTCAAACAGATTCAAAATTGCATCATTTGCTTTGACATCACTTTTACGATGCACTTGTGTCATCAAGTCTTGAAAACTGCTAGACATAATCTCACCGTCTAATACTAGATCATACTTTGGCGGTGCCTTTTTAACAACTGCGCTAATTTGTTCTACAACGTGAGGAAAATTGATAAGCTCTTTGCCGTTACGACTAAACATATCAACACGACCGTCGGTCCTGACGATAGTAATAACTCGTACTCCGTCAAGTTTGACTTCGATAAGTTTTTTGCCAGATACCTTAGTCTCATGATTTGCACTATCGTGAGCAAGCTGGCAACCAAACACAGGGATACTATAATCAGCATACTTCTTTTCCACTACTTTGTTAATTGTTTTTTCACTTGTGCCACAACGCAAGTCTTTGATAAGTATGCGTCGATACCATCCGTTCCACTCTTTTTGTGTTGCTTGTGTTATGGCTTCAGCAATGGCATCGCGAGCATCGTGGCCGGTGAGGTTACGATCGCGTAGGTTGCCAGCAAGCACAATAAAACTATCCCAATTGAGCCCAGGGCCGTCTTCATCTTTTTTCTCCGGAATTTGTTTAACACCAAAAGTAACCATAGGGTCTAACGCAAGTTGACAACCTTGGAAGAATTCATCACAACCTTCTTCGGCAATAGATAGAATGATTGCTTCTTTATCGAGTCTGGAATTGTGAGTCTCAAGACTCCAAATGTGGCTTGCACAAACGCTCATGATAGACCTTTAAATATCTGTATAAGTGTATATTATACAATCTAATTATCAGTACGTCAAGTGATTTGTTGTCTTAAATGGCTTGCCAGCGTATGCGTATTCTAACTGGCTTAGTACCTTACGCTTCATTTGTTTTACTTTTGGATGATTATGATCATACCCAAATGACTTCATAAAACGTCCCCAACCGTTTTGTCGAACTCGTTTTGGAACAGGGCTGTCTAAATAGTCTTTGATTGCTTTGGTATCGAATCCAAATTTATCAATCATGTCTTGTGCTAGGTTAAATGAGTGTGCGCCCATTTCATCTCGATGCCCGTAGTATTCTTGCCAGGCACGATCTTTGGCATAATAGGCTGTGCTTTCATATCCTGGAATAGCTTTGAAGTTCCTAGCTCGGTATTGTCTGCAATGTATAATCTCGTGTAATATAGTGTCGGCAAACAAACTACAGATGCGTTCCCATCGATATAGACTAGTTTTCATAGTATTAGAAGTAGTCGGAAACGCTAGTTCAATTTCAATAAATCGCTTCTTTCCTTGCCTATCATAATCACTATAGTAGGCACCGCCGACCCACAGCTCACCAGGTTTAACAGGTTTGTGTCGGCTGCTTCTTACTTTAACTGGAAGATGGCTTTTAATATGCTTACTTAAAATGCTGGTAATTTCGCCGATAGGTAAGCGTCTATCTACGATTTCAGATTTGAGTTCGTAGAGCATTGAGTACAATGTAGCTCGATCCAATAAGGACCAATTAAAAGCCTGACGGGCCATAGCACACTCCTAGACATTAGTATTTATAGTGTACTATGGTTTTCCGTTATATACGCACTTTACGGACGTTTTTCAATGACTTTATCAGCCAGTCCGTATTCTACCGCTTCTTTAGCACTCAAAAACGTATCGAATTTCATAGCTTCGTAAAGCTGTTCATATGTTTTTCCAGCAGTATTATGCTTAACATACAGTTCAGTTAGTCGTTGATTAATACGCTGACTTTCTTCAAAACTACGTTTAGCATCTTCAAACTGCAATTCCTGTACGTGAACGCTACCCCGTGTTCCCGGAGTACCGGAACTCACACGATGAATCATAGTGCGGGCTTCGGGCAGGACAAAACGCTTTCCAGGTGCGCCGGCTTGAGCAAGGAATGAACCCATACTACAGGCTTGTCCCATAACGTATGTGGCGACGTCGGGTCTAATAAACTGCATGGTATCGTAAATAGCAAGGCCAGCAGTAACGGACCCCCCAGGGCTATTAATAAACAAGTTAATGTCTTCATTACCTTGACTCTCTAAAAAGAGCAACTGTGCCACTAACAAGCTGGACGTATGCTCGTTAACATCCGTATCTAACATTACAATACGGTCTTTGAGCAGACGACTATAAATGTCATAAGCTCTTTCGCCCTTCGGCTCACTTTCAATTACCATTGGTACTAAATTAGGCATCATTTTCCTTGTATAATTGTTCTTTATAAAACTCAAGCTGATCGATGAGAGTTTGCACACCTTGATAGTTCATCATAAGTGTGCTATAGCCCATTCTAAATGCTACTCTATTATCGTCGGTATGTCCGAGAGTATAATGAATAGCTGGATCTTTTTCTTTAGGAGCAGGCGGCTCGACTGGCGCTACTGCTTTAGGAGCAGGAAACGGTACTACATTTTTTGGCATTTTATTTTTTCTAAATAAATCAAACATCAAAGGCTCCATGTTAAAATGACGAGCTACTGGTGGGCACCAAAGTGGTACACTAAGAACCAGTACAAATCCTAGTGTAGCAAATTCTGGTTGAGCGGCATGAGTAAACGCAAGATACATGCCAACCCAAAAGTAGACAAAGCCTGTCCAGAATAGATAGTACCCACTTGTACGGCCAAACAATTTCATTTTACAAAATCGTATGTACGTTCAAAAATAGGACCGTCACAAATATACAACTCGCCATCGATACCTTTCATAAGGTAATCTCCTGGTTTGCCTTGTTTGTAATTACCCTCTAATGTATTGACTCGAAATTCTTCATCAATCTGTTTAGCATGGACTACGATAGGACGCTTTACACAAGCCCCCATATCGGCCACTTGTTCAAATGTTTCAAATGTTTTCATTGTGTATCTAATTCTTTAAATGCATCAGGAGCACGTTTAACTGATAGTTCACGCAACTTCTGTTCTTCTTTTGCTCTGCGTAGAACGTTTGCGTCACCTGTTGGCAAAGCAATCAAAACATACGCACGGTACATACCACCTTCTTGAATTACTTTTTTCTCAGCAACTTCAACACCGGTAATATCAACTTCTTTACAACTAGTACGGATAACCATTTCACTTAGTTCAGTACTAGTCTTGCCAGCATCGGCACGATAGATCTTTGTACGCTGGCTAGCATTACCACCAGCAGTCATACAGATTTTGCCGTATGCATCTGCCTTAGCTTTATGGAAAGCCATTTCCCAACTAGAACTAGTATTAGTTCCATTTGAGTAAACTGCACTTTTACTAGTCGGGAGATCTAACATCCATTTAGGAGCCTTATCAATCGAACGCTCGACATAACGTTCTTGACGTTCACGCTCGGCATCAGCACGTTTAGCATACGGGTCAGTAGAGCCGCAAGCCGCCAGCATAGCAACAACAGGGATTAGCAATAGAGTGTTTTTCATTTCATTTTTTCCTTAGTCCATTCGGCGGTTGACGAAATGTCTTTACCAATACCCGAAACGGTTGAACATGCGGCAAGTGAACTTGCCAAAATAAGTGCTACGAAAATTTTCATTTTGCCAACTCCTGACTCTGTGTTTTAACTGTGTCAATGCCTCTGTCCATAATTTTAGCAATGCCGGAGAATCCAACAGTAGCTAGAACCAGTCCAAAGATTGTGCCTAGGATAAATGCCTTCATAATGTTTGCCTTCTATGTTTGTTGAACATGTGTAAATTATACTAGATATATGATCAAATGTCAAGTTACCATTTGTCCACAATTAGCCAATTTGTATCACTGTTGTCTACCTGGCAAATAACTCCGTGGTAAACTCGAAGTCTACCTTTTTGAGTTACTCGATCTGTGAACAGTCTACAAATGGCATTATTGTGTTTGAAGTAGCCTGCATCAACATTGGATAAACCTACTTCGTTTTCCAAAATAGTATCGCCAATTTTTAATTTAGGAAATTCAAATACTCCCTCTTTGCAAACTGTAATAGATTCTTTTTGGAACTTGCCGTTACGCTCTACTGAGGCAGAGGTAACTTTACAATTATCTGCCAGAGCAATTTGGCAAACAAATAAACTGGCTATGAGTAAGTACTTCATTGTGCGCACCTATATGTGTACCACCAAATGGTAGCTTTGAGTCTACTATTGTAAGCCCTGTCTGCTTCGTTTAAATGATCTGGATCTTCGTTAAAGTTTTTAAGGTCTTGCACTTTTTTGAGTTCGGCTAACTGCTGATCTGCAAGATCGCAACTAACGGGGTAGTCCACTAACTGTTGATAAGACAGTGGACCTACTTCAAAATTACCTTGATTGTCGCAGCCAGCAAGACAAAGTGATGCTATAAGCAATACAGCATATTTCACAGTCTACTCCTAATAACAGTTACGATATTAGTAGTATAACTGAATCACTTATACTTGTCATCCAATTCGACGCTCGAAAGTGAAGCAATGGTTTGGAACTTATCCCAAGCCAATTTGGCGGCAGGGTTGTTTTCTAATTCGCTATTTGGCAGGACTGCTTCTAACCAAATTTCGGGACGGCGACTAGGGTGTGCGCCAAATTTACGTGGCTGATGCAACTTGCCAGATTCCCATAGCTCGATGCTCACACTACGGAATAGATCTTCATCATGATACCCAGCCCATTCTGGGTTACTTTGGCTAAAGAATCCACGACTGTAAGCATTGTCAGTGCCGCCACCGTAACCCTCCCAAATACCTGCCCATTGATCGGCATCACGGGGGTCGAAATCTGTACGAGTAATAACAACCAGTACATCGGCAATGTCTACTTTGCCGTCAACAATATCCTTGACGCAACGACTGTAACTAAGTCCAATTTTCATATTAGCCTCTACTTCCTGTTTGTGTACGTGTAATGGTTGGTCCATTACTTTCAAAGTCCATACCGGCATTCCTACCTTCGTAGCATCTACCATTCCATTTCATACTAATTTTAACTGCTTTATTTACGATCACATTGAGCAAAACTTTGTCTTCAAAATTCTGCACAACTGCTTCAGTCATTTTAGAACTTTTAGCCATTTTAATTTGGCACGTATCACTGTGCCTAATTATTGTGCTCATATTGTAAATCTCACTTCTTTGATACTATCCCAGCGAAAGCTCTTCCAAGCCTTGTCTTCTAAATCGTATACTGGCATAACATCTTCATTCTTTTTCTTCTCTTTTTTAGGAGCAGGAAAATCAATCGGGTTATCAGTGTTAGCCATATGAACCGGTTCTTCTACAAGAGGAACAAGTGACGTATTGGTTGTGCATTCCATCACTCGTTCTGTACCGTCTTTCTTTGTAAAGACTACTGTAGTAGGTCCGTGTGCTAGATGACTCTTAAGCCATTTTTTAAATAGCTTAGTATCTTTTTCATTCAGCGGCATTTTGTTTGCTTTCTAGTTCTTCGATACGTTTAGTTGCATTGGCAACTTTCTGTTCAAGCATTTCAATATGCTCAGCAATTTGCTCTAAGAAATTAGCAGTATTAGCACCAGTCATTCTAAGCATTTGTACAACAGTCGGTTGCAAGTTTTCATTACTCATTTAAATCTCCAATAAAATATTTGGGTTCCAGCCTGTGTCTTCGCTGTAACCATCGTTTTCGTAACCTCTTGGATTACATACAACACGAGTCTCACCGATCATGTAATCAAACGGATGATGAGTGTGTCCATGTGTCCACAGTTTGATCTGTGGATGGTCCATGATAAACTCACTCAAGTCACTGTGATATCCACCGTTCATCAATGTGTCGTTGCCGTACATAGGATGGCAACTTTGGAAACTAGGGCTATGATGACCTACTACAACACACTTCATATCCTTATGTTCTTGGACCATAAGTTTAATGTATTGTAATGTCTTGTCATGCCTAATAGCAACATCTAATGCACTCATTGTGGCATAGTTTCTTTTGTCGTTACGAATGATACGGAAGTCGTTCATCATACCTTCGATGGCATGCATCGTAAGCGGGTCACGCTTGTTCATGTTAGTCCAAAGAGTTCCACCAACAAACATAACATCGTCGATGATCTTAGTATCTTGTTCTAACATGTAGACATTAGGAAACTTAGCGCACTCAGCTCGCATGTAATCGATAGCACCGTAAAACTTACCATTGTAGAATTCGTGATTGCCCATAATGTAAATTACATGTGGGAACTGAAAACTACAACGCTTGAGAAAGTCTCTGTAGGCCTGCGCTTTACGCTGTCTACGGCCAAGGCCTTCTAAATTGACGTTGGAGTACATGCCATAGTCCATCTCTGGGTGGTCGTGTAGATCCTGGGCAACCATAATGTCACCACCTAGGATCAAAACATCGTAGTCCTGATCATTCTGAATGTTGCAGTCACTGAACTCTAAGTGCAAGTCACTGACTAGTTTGATTCGCATTTATATCTCGCTATAATTTTCTTGTACAAATTTTTGAGCATCTTCTTTAGTAAGACGGCCTGATTCAACTTCTGCAATAGCATGGCGCAATGCTTCTTCAACAAACTCGTTAAATGTCATATCACGTTCGTGTGCCATCTTCATGTATTTTAACAAATCTTCATCCGAGAAGTCAACCGGCATCATCACACGGGTATCATATTTTTCCCCTGCTTTAATGGCAAGACACTTTTGGATGAAATCGTCCAATACATCCAAGTCGATGTAGTCTACTTCGTCCCACGCCTCATTTGGATTAATGCCACGCTTAATTGCTTCGTTTCGATGCTTTGTTTGAAACTTTGGATTGATCATTCGATATGCACGATCATTAGTGTAGTCATGCACTTGTACTTCGTAAACCTTTTGGCTCTTAGTACTAAACACAATGCTAAAACTATATCCGCCTGCACCGTGTACTCCATTCCAGCTGTCCATTTGATAGCTGTACGGGCCGAAGCAGTCCCAACCGTAATCACTACCTTCCGTGATTTTATAATCAGTCAATTCCATCCATTCTTTAATCGTAATCATTGCTCATTTCCTTCTTTGAGTAATTTTTTCATTTCCCATTCTTCCATCTCTTTGGCACGTTTAACTTCACGTGCTTCTTCACAAGGCGTACAATATGTATGTACCCAACCACCGCCTCGTCGCTCGCCAACGTTACCACAGCTTTCGCATGTGACACCAGTTAGGCTTTCTGCTAGGCTAACCATACCACTAATGTAGTCATCTCCGCCTGAGTAGTAAAAACGCAATGTACCAAACTTTTCTTTAACTTGGTCTAATGTCACTTGCGGAATAGATTCTGGCACTTGTCTAAAGTCCCCAGCAACAATTTCTACAAGTCGTTTTTCTTTATACTCGTCATTGGGCAAGGCTTTCATAGACTCTTCAAACAGTTCAAAGTTACCAGCCTTAGCCTGTGCGGCCATTTCATTGTAATCAATAGCCCACTTGCGCTGTTTTTCTTTCCAGTCAATGTGATGTTGAATACTGCCCATAAGTTGATCTAATATATTGAACCAACCATCGCCACATTCAAATCCCCAACACATACAAGTTTCCTGCATACCCTTGTTACGGTTGACCATCATCTTTGGATACTTCTCACACAACAACTTATCTAGTTCTTGTTTCATTACCAATTCTCCATGCCTGATATTTCAGTTTTAAATTCGCCGTCTAAACCATTGATTGTAGTGTGTACAATTAAATTAGTAATACTTCCAATACCACTACTGTTATCCTGCAACAACTCGAACGATGTTGCCTCTGGAAACTTGTCCATAGTGGTTAAAATCTTTTGAACTTCTTCTCTACAGATATACATTATTGAGCCGCCTTCACATAGTTTAGTCTTGTCACTGCATTATCGTGTTTCCAATGTTTGGCATGATCTTTAATTTTAGCCTTTACAATAACGCACGGTCCGATTTTTAGATCACTTTTGCTCATCCACGATACCATCATATTGTTTATTATAGCATCAATATTCCAAGCATCAAAGTTTTTCGAGCGTTGTGTTGAAACAATTTCGCAGTCCAAGTCTGTAACAGTAGACCCTACCTCGGCAACATACTTGTCATCGACTTGCCTAGCTACTTTTTTAATTTTAGTCTGCACTACATCTCTTGCATATACACTAGGCAAACAAGCAACATAGCCAAACATCTTAGGTTGTACAGTATCGCCGGTTAAGATACTGTTTATACTAGTTTGAAAATCGTTTTCGCCTTCAATGGCGCTGAACATAAATTTTCGAAAATACTTTTTAATTTCTTCTGCTAGTGCTGTATCTTCAGATAATACTTTTAATGGCATAGGTGCATCTTTTGGATCAGCTGTCCAAATAGTATGATCTAGTGTATACAACATTAGAATCTTGTTAGTTGTCTTGGTGTACGCATAGACACCATCATCTGCGTAAACGGCAAATGACTCTTTGATGTAGGCGCCGTTGACTCGTTGTGCCGCACAGGCTAGTTCCAAAACATATTGGGTGGGGAATTCTTTAGCCAATTTATGCTCCGTACTAGTAGTTTCAATAATAGTATTTTACACGAAAATTGCGTCTGTGTCAATCTTTTGTAATCTGATGTAGACCTTTTTGGCTAATCGCTTTAGGATAGGATGATCGATATTATTGAACTGTCCAAAATACGCGGCTAGGCACGGACTTACATATTTGCCATTAAACTTTAGTTTACCTAGACTGTTAAATTTACCCATATATCGTAGGGCTCGGAATTTGCCTAAACTTCGACATAGTTCAATGGCAATGCTGATAGCATACGCATCTAGTTCATCTGGGTCTGCTAGATACAAATTGTAAGGAGCAGTATCGGAATGTTGATATACAATGTACTTACGTTTTGAACTTTGACGTTGATGTTTATATTCGTGTACAACAGCATCAAAAATTTGTGTTAGTAGCTCTGAAATCTGCACTCGATCCCAAACTACTAGTTTATCAAAATTATGATGTACAATTACTTCTATAGGAGTTTCATTATTTTGATCGTCTTCTGCATCATAGTAAGCATTGACATAAAACTCTTCTGGTAATAGTTTTTTAACTCTATCGGATTTTATTTTGAGATCAAAGTCTTGTTCTCTAAATTCCCTACGCAACATAGTTAGCAAGTTTTGAAAACTAACGCCATGCTTGCTTCTGTCTTTAACACAATTACAAACAAAACATACAGTTTCCATTATGCTATTCATTGTTACATCCTATATGTAATCCTGCCCCTAGTTAGATCATAAGGGCTAACTTCCATTTTAACCTTATCACCTAGTATAACTTTAATTTTATGCTGTTTAAGTTTCCCGCCCATGTAGCAAAGAATAATATGTTGATTACTCTCTACTTTAACTCTAAACATGTTTCCCGGAAGTACTTCTTCAACCAGCCCCACTAATTCAATAATATCGTCTTTAGCCATTATACTTTGCTGATAATCATTGCACCATCTTCTACTTTAATATTAATTGTATCACCTTCCTTCCATCCTTGTGCTTCACACAATTCAGGAGGAATTTTAAAAATAACATTGTCAGGATCTCCTGGGATGTCCTCGAATAGTTCTTCTACTAGGTATGTTGTTTTCATAGTGTATTTACTCTTAAACTTCGTCTTCATTATAGGGAACTGGTCTCCAACCTAGGCGATTTAAATCCAATTCAATTTCTTCAGTTACAACGCCTTCTGGCACGTAGTCGCGGCCCTCTGGATCCGGAGTGGGTTGATAATGATCTAAACCAAACCCAGCTTCGTTGTTGCCAATGCCACTACAGTACCAATCAATGTAGTCGCCCTTTTCTTGCATGTCAGCAACAATACCACCAGCATGGCGCCAACTGCACGACCAAGTTTGACCTTTTAACTCTTGCCAAAAATCTCTGCTTTGCCAATCCATGTTGCACATGGCCGCATACAAATTCTGAGCATAGTTATCACTCTGTTTGACTTTGTCACAAAGTTCTTTGCTACTGCGAAGATCGTACTCCATGTTGTGCTTTTGCCATTTGGGATCGTGAATCTTATTGGCTTCGTCAATCTTAATTTGTTCCCACATGTCAATGTAGGATTGATTTGGCTTTTCACCCTTTTCTTCTGCCCGTCGAATTGCGCCTTCTTTTTGAAAGGTATGCCGATCAGGGCTTGATGCTACTTTTTTCATTGTGGGTGCCAATCACCAATCATACAGTGTAGAAACTCATGTCCAGCAGTATGTTGACTTACTTTACGTCCTACAATGATTGTACAGTCTGTAGGTGTCCAAAATGCACAGGCTTGTACTTGGTATGCGAACCCACCGTTGCCAACTTTTTTACTATATGAGTCGCATACTTGCTGAGGGTTATCGACGGGCATCCAAGTTATTTTCTTTGTAACAGTTGCACCTGCATTAAATTTTCTATTAGGATCGTCATTATAATTGGAAGCAGAAACAGTAATGGAACTAGCACATGCCAATGCTACTAAAAACTTTGCCTTCATATAAACCTTTCTTTGCCTAAATTAAAAATGGTACAGACGGTAGGATTCGAACCTACAAAGGCAGTCTAAGACCAAGCCCCGTACCCTCCCCGAAGGGAGGAGGTCTACCATATTCCACTCACGTCTGCATTATAATTGTATACTCATCAAGCACGACTGTCAATCTTATTTTTGGTTTATAGTTGCCATAACATCTTTGATCAGTTTATTTTGAGCAGATGTGTCTGAGCCAGTCCATGCAAATTTTTCAATTGATACACCATAGGTGATCTTATTTTTATTTAATCCTCTTGGGCTAAAAAACCAATGTGCGGCATTTGGGTAAAACCAAACTTCGATATCTGTATTTTTAGATTCCTGATTCTTGAGCCATTCGGAGGGTGCTGTAGATCTGCCCTGACAGGACTTTGCAGTACCGGGTGGTGTTAATGAATCAGTCTGCATTAGCATACACGGATCTGCTCTATTCCAAATCCAGCTAGTCTCAGTATCGCCTGCAAAGTTATCCAATTCACCGTAGATTAATTTAATTGGAACCTTAGGCTGATCGGGCAATCCGATACCGGTTCCTGTCATCCCTTCTGCAAATACTGCGGGTACTTTTTTAGGGTCCACAACTGCCGAAATATTGGCTACAACGGCAGCTCCGTTACTCAACCCATAAAAATAAATCTTATCGGTATTAATGTCCGTCCTTGTTAGAGCCCATTTGTAAGCTTCGTACGTAGTTTTAAACAACATCCGTTGTCTAGCTTCTGAGGTAACCTTTACAGAAAAGAAACGCCAGCCCTGATTGAAACCATTCATTTCGTATGCATCAAACAATAAGGTAGCAACTCCGTTATTTCTAAACACCCTAGCAATGTCCTTGCCGTCAGTTTTACCGCCGCCACCATGTACGTAAATTATCAATGGCGGTTTTGAACTTGACCGCGGAAGATCGAATTCTACCGACGAATGACAAGGATCAAAACCAGAGAGTGTACCTTCTACAGAATGCATCTGAGGACGGATTTCTGTAAGAGTTGCATTACCCAGCACACCTGGACTGCATTCTGTTTTAGATATTTGGCCAAAGCAAATTGCAGTATAAAGTGCAAGAGTTAACGCTACAGATAGTCTAAGCATATCAATCCAACTAAGTTAGTAATAGCTAATTGTACTATCTAATGTTAGATACGTCAACCTGGATGTTTAATCTTACTGTAGTCAAAAGTCCAATCTGGATCTAACTTTTGGTATAGTACCCATTGTGGTGTATATTTTATAGTAACAGGGAATGGTACTTGATTTACACCTGTGTAGAATAGACTATCTGCTTGCCTGTTCTTTTTAACACCTGCTCCATTCCTAATGAAGACGTTCATTAACTTTGAATTGTAGTCGTTAAATGTAATTGCAAGTTGTTTATAATTATTGGCTTTGGCCCATTTAACCTGAGCGGGAAATAAATGTGAGCCGAGTAAAAATTTACCACGGTACTCTTTGTTCACCCAGGAACGTATTCCACATATTGCGATGTGTTGATTGAAGTCGCTTTGATATATTCCACTACAGGCAATGATTTTATCATCATTAAGCAACACGAAGAATTTACCGTTTTCTGCAAAACGTTTTTCAACTTCTAACAAATAAGGTAATGTGTGAGTTTCTGTAGGCCAATTGTTATCCCACATGTTGACACTAGCAGGTTGCTCAGTATCTAATAGTGCGGCACGGCAGAAATCAAAAAAGTCTTGTTGATCTACATCACTGTATTCTACAACAGTATACATACTATTTGCCTGTGATGAAATCCAATTGAGGATAATTTATATCATAAATTTTATGGCGAGATTCTAGCTCAACAGGATGTAATTCAGTATGTCTAACACGCATTTCAGGTTTTAGAATTCTGCTTTTAATTACAATATCTATATCGTATACTCGAGATCCAATCAATCTCCAGAACCGTTCACGCTCTATTGGAGTTTCTGCAGGTACTTCAGCTTCTATTTTTAGATCGTATCTTCCAGTGCTAACAAGTGTATTTTTCTGCCACAATTTATCATATAGAACTTCGTGCTTCTTGGCAATGGAATAATAGTATTTCCAATAGTGCCTATGCTCTGCAATCTCAAATGCTGTTTTAATCAGTAATCCAATTTCAGGGCGTTTAAAACTAAAAGTTGGGGTAAACACTTTTGTAAACATATACACAATGAACCATGCAGGATCGTTTATTCGCCAAAATGCTACACAAATAAATGCAAGCAACTCATCGCCTTCAAAGGCTCCTAACATGAGATAATGTGAATTACTACTAAGATATTTCTTTAGTATCGGTTCGTAGTTTAGTTGATACGGACGCTCGGCACCACCAACTTTATCTTTTAAAGCTGTTATCTCAAGAGCCTGTGTTAAATGGGTTTCGTCACATATTTTAATCGTAATCATGTCTACCTCTGAATATGAATTATATATTCTTTATTGAGATTCTAGTTGCAGGATTTGATCAATATTTCTAGTTACAGTGCCGCGATAGGGCAAGCCGTTATATTTTGTTGCAAGGTGCTGTTCGAACTCTGCAATCAAAGGGTCAACAGTTTCAAACCCAGTTTTTTTAATTCTGTCTATCATATCAGGGTACGCTTCTCGATAACCAATTAGTTTAGTAGAGTTGATTCCTAGCTTACCATAATAATGATCGTTGGTTAAGTTATAAAACCATTTTGACTTTGTAAAGCCGACAACCATTTCGGGCGTCCATTTAAACCATTCCATGATTGCAGGCCTGTTAGTTTCTTTGATATACTTTGACCAACCTATATCGTGTTCAAAGTCACACATTAGCCATTCGACTTTTTTACTGTAATCGTCAGAGGGTCTGTACCAGGTAGGGTCGCTTGCGCCTGCAATTGCCACTTCGTCAAAATAATCTAAAAACTTCAATTGCGGCAATGCCCTAGGTCTGTCGACTTGTGCTAGTTCACTTACGTTCTCTGCATCATTTAGATAAAACTTCTTGAGATTGAAATCTATAACTTTATAAGGAACACTTAAACTCTCTGCTATAGTAATTGCATATGATACATCGTATAAATTTATATCGTCTTCATATCTAAAAATATAAGCAATAAAGTCCTTGCCAAGTTCTTTGTACAGTCTTATTAATAGTTCACTTTCACTACCACCTGAAAATAATACACCTAGTCGTTTACCTTCATAGAAGTCAGCGGTCGATTTTGCATTGAACAACAATGCATCTTTAAATGTTTTTATTTTTGAACTTAGAGTGTTAAACGAAGTTTCAAACTTTTCATCTGCACTAGATCGACGATCATTACCGTTGTAGTGCCACTGATACCAGTTGTTTAAACTAGTGTTAATCATAATAGCACGGTCTTCCATCGTTCGCCTGAGGTCATAGCTGTGGGCACGAATTTAGAATCAAATGGCAATCCTACGCTTTTAAGGAGAGCGTGTTTGTATTCAATTGCCTTATGATATTTTAGTTCAAGTAAACTTTTACAATCTTGATTTTGATATGCTTCTTCTCGACTTAATGTTACTAACTTTTCTATATCAAGTCCGCATGATACTTCTTCATTAATACCAAAGCCTGCATTTTTCCATCTTGGATTATAATGAACTTTATCTTGAATGCCCCTTGCTTGCCTTGCACATACTCTAAAATTTAATCCAGTCTTATCGTTATGCCAGTGATGCGAATACTTTCCATTTGCGCTATTCGGAAAGTAGTAACCGTATTTTTCAAAATTTAATTCAAACTCTGAAGTCATTTTTAAGTCAGCATCAAATCGTAGATGCGGCGGGTTAATGTGTAATGGATTAATTGACCAATGGTCTAACGGATTTTTTGTAGAGTCTAAGAACTCATCAAGTTCTTTTGCAGTGTCTAGATTATCTGCAGGGAGTCCAATAATAAATCCAGAGGATGTTAGTACATTTTTCCATTTTGTATTTCTAATATCTCTGATAAAATCCATTTGCTCCATTGGAGGAACACCTTTGCCGATAATCTTTGCAGACTTAGCATTTATAGTTTCAATTCCAAATACTGCTGAACGTAATCCCGATTCTCGTAGGTAATCAACCTGTTCAGGAAATCGCATCAGCAGGTCCATTCTTAGATAAGAAGTCCACGTGATCTTGAAAGGAAGTTTAGAAAAAACTTCGTCGTACAGTAATTTAACTTTATCCAGAGAATCGTTATAAGTATCATCGCTGAATATATAATTAGTAGTCCCCCACCGTTCGTAGTTATCTATAAATTCTGCTCTAAGTACTTCTGCTTTTTTAATCCACTCGCCTTTGGTCTTTCCGTTTAGCGGGAACGCACAAAATTTACATCTAAAAATACAACCTCTGCTGATTTCAATAGGCAATGTCATCCCTGGCAGCATTATATCAGTTTCTTCATATCGAATCTGACTGCTGGTAAAATGTTTAAACTCCTGTCCTTTTGTAACACCTAAATGGTATGAAAGATCTGTTTTACCTTTACCCGCTAACCAATCAGTGTAGTCAACTACTTCTCTATCTGAATAGCTCATGAAATGATGGATTTTATATCGAGGCCAATTCCATGTCTTGAATCCGCCTGCAACTATTTTAATCTTAGGATTTAATTTTCGACAATATACTATAAAATCTATTAATGGTTGATCGGCACCGATAAGAGACATGTTTGCCAAATCTTGCGGCATATTAAATAGTGTTGCAAAAAAATTAGTGCTAAAGCCAACCCACAATGTTTTATCGGAGATAAGTTTTTCAAGGATTCTCTTTAACTCATCATCGAAGCCGTCAAACACTGTAATATCAATCACTCTAACAGAGTAGCCTGCTTGCCTCAGTTCTGTTGCAATTCTATAGCCACCGGTGGTTTTTATTCCGCCAGGAAAATCTGCATTCCCCGTAAGGATAATGCAATTTACTTCTTCCATCATTTAACCTTTATTAAACGGATAATATATCCAGAGATGTCAAATTCCCACCATTGTTGTGTGTAAGAACTGTTGCGTGGAAATCTATGATGATTGTTATGCCAACTTTCACCCCAGCTAGGTATAGCCCATAGCCAATTGTTAGAACTTTGATCGTTTAGATTAAATGTTCTATATCCGCCCCACCATGTTGGTTTGTGTCCTACATAATTTACAATGTTACTCATTAGTCCTGTAATTACAGCAGGTGCCCAATGTAAAAATATCATAAGATAAAATCCCCCCAGGGCAAACAATAATAATGACCAGGTAGCAAATATTGCAAAATAGTAACGATGTAAGAACTGCTGATACCTGTCTGTTACTAAATGACGCATACGCCACTTGGTAGTTTCGTCCACTTCGTTTTCGTAACTTAAACTAAAAATCTTAATGCCTTTATATAGTGGACTATGCGGATCACCAGGCTTGTCGCTCTTTAAGTGATGATTAATGTGTATAGCTACCCAAGCTAACGGACTACCAGTTCCGCCAAAGCATCCAAATAATGCAAGTACCTTTGTTAGTAAAGGAAATGTATCGTAGCTGTTATGAGTTAACTTTCTGTGGAACGTTACTACAATACCTAAACACCCGTAAACAAAATACCCTAATAAAATCAAGCCAATGCTTTCGCTGTCTAATCCGTAGTTAAACAAGCCTACAATGGTTCCTATGAGGCTAATAATTAAAAGTATTTGAGCACCTAAGGTACTGCTAGCAAATATGTTCTTCATGTCAATATTTATGTATTGTAGTTTTAGGCCTTATAAATATTGTATGACCATTACATATAAAGAATTTTTTGGAACCAAATATCCTATCATGGCCGCGCCAATGAATCAGGTATCGGAAGTTGGGCTTGCAATTGCGGTTTCGAAAGCCGGCGGAATTCCTAGTCTAACTGCTTTTAATTATTTTTGGGCAGGAAGCCCTGGAATACACCCACCACTATTAGAAACATTACTGGCCGATATAATATTCTTCAGAGAACAGACTAATAACGGGTGTTTACTGTTAAGTATAGGCCCTGGTGATTTGTTTAATAGAGAAACTGTAAACAAGATCCTATCTACTGGTCTTAGACATTTTGAAATTGTATCTGATTTTACAACTGATACTGCTGAATCCTGGGCAAAAACTTTTGAGGTTATTGATTATCTCAAAAGTCAAGATTGTAAGGTGTTAATAAAAACTGCGGGAACTGGCATTTATTATCCAGGCGAAGACGGTAAAGTTAATGAATTACTAGATTGCGGGAGTGCCGACGGCTTTATTATCAAAGGACCCGCAGGTGCAGGTCGAGTAGCAAAGTTTAGTACACCACTAACTGACATTATCAGAATAATGCGTTCAAAACATCCCGAAAAACTTATAGTAGCTTCTGGCGGTGTTGGCTTAAGCAGTCATGTAAAATTCTTGATGAATCATAAAGTTCTTGCAGTTTCTATTGGTACTCTGTTTGCGGCATCAACAGAAAGTATAGTTTCTGAGGCTACTAAATTAAAAATGGTAGCAGCCGACGAATCTAGTATACAGCGCCTTAAAGGGACTAATCAAAACGGACTTATTTTTACACGCTATGAACAAGATGACAGCAACTATACATTTTCCCTAAAGAATGGAATGAAAGATCCTACCAGTGGTCACATATTTGCAGGAAAAAGTATTGTTAACGTTACTGCAATTCGATCAGTACACGATATTATTCAAGACTTAGTTAAAGAATTATGAGCATAGTATTTTATTTTTTAGCGTGGACTTTGATGTTGTACTGGATACATCGTCTAGCTCATGTAGTGCCGTTCCTTAAATATTATCATTTTGATCATCATAAAGTTATTAATCTAAATGATGTAAAATGGAATTGGAATAATCTTTTATTGTACAACGATACTCGTAAAAGTACTATTGACTTATGGCTAACGGAAGTAATCCCTACTTTTATATTTTCAGCAGTAACCGGACAGTGGTGGGTTATTATATTCTACTACCTATGGGCATCAATATTGCAAGAAAGAATTGAGCATAGAAAGACATTTAATATTCCTGTGTTAACTTCAGGAAAGTGGCACCTTATTCATCATAGTCACGGAACTTATAACTACGGATTGTTTATCTCTATGTGGGATATCTTGTTTAAGACAAACAAGACGATTGATCAAGGGAACGCAGTTTCGTAAAACCGTTTTGTACTAGTACCTGTCTTTAGATGGGATACTAAATGATTGAACGGAACAGCTAGCATCTTCTCTACGTAATTATGCTTAGGCCCATTCATTATGTAATCGATGCCTTCTGGGCCGCCGTACTTGGCAAAGTAAAATAAATCGTTACCCCAATAGAGACCGTACATCAACGGTTTGATATACAAGTCCCATCTATCTATCAATCGGGGCTTTTCAGTTTCGTTCGGGTAGACAAGTGTATTGTTTATTATGTAATTTGTAGAAAACAAGTAACCTTTAAAGATATTGTCATCTAGTATACTCAGCATAATCTCACTGTGTCGTTCCCAAGAAATATATTGTCCGGTTCTATCTAATTCAAGACATGCTCGTACTCTTGACTTTTCAAAACTGTTGAAACTTTCAAACAAGTAATGTATGTTAGATACGTCTGTGCTTTTAGAGATTATGTTAGGGCCTTCAATGCCCTGTATGAAGTTAGCATCTTTTGGCAACTGATTTAAAAAACGCTTATGGATGATTTGATTAGGGGGAATATTCATTGCTCTAGATTCTTCCATAACACTATCTTGTATAGCGATTGGATCCATGTCTATAACAGTTGCTTTGAAGTTATATTTCTTTTCTAGTAGCTGAAGTTGATTAAACTCTACTTCGTTAAATGTTGGAAAGTATAGGAACGCACTTTCTAACGGTAATCCTTGACTTAAAAAACTGTGTAATACTACTTGACTATCAAGGCCTGTACTTAGCCCTAATATATTATGTTGCCCGGTTGCAGATAACTCTCTAGCATATCGTTCAGATTCTAATCTTAAGTTATCAACAGGTCGACTGCATGGCCTGTAGTCAACATAAAATCTACTATTCTTTATTCCAAAGTCAGTGTAATGTTTATCTAACATTTATAGGACCCACATAATAACTATGTCCTAATACTAACAATCCATCTTCTTGTTTATCAGCATTGTAGTTTAACATGAATTTAGGCAAGGAGTTTTTAACATAGTTAATACCTTCCCACCAAATTGCATTTGCATCTGTGCCCTTATAACCTTCAATGAACCAAGTGTCAAATTCACTGTACCAATCTTTAGTTGCCTTGTTTGATTGGAACCAATTATCGTCCCAAGTGGTGTACAGCATAGATCGTAGTACTCTCTCGTGATAAGTTCTATAGTGTTTAATTACTGCATCAAGTGTCCACATAGATTGCTTTTCAGGAAATGCTTCCAACCAGTTCTTTATCACATGTGCCTGTTTGGTTAACATTTTTAAACACTCAGGGCTCCAGTAGAAAAATTCTACAGTACTGTTAGTATATTCTTTAATGTGTTCTGCCACAGTCACGATGTTTGCTGAACGATCAGAAAATCTTACAAAGAACTTACCATCTAATATATGTGTTCTAGGCTTTTCAATTCCTAGTACTAGGGCAATCTTTTTATCTTTGTCAAACTGCTTACGAACTTCAGTGAAGTGTATGTAATTAAATCTAGTGGAGCCTAACGGATTTAGTCCTTCACGTTTGTCTAGCACCCAGCTAGCATCACCTGCTTTTTCTAAACTGTTGAACAAGTTATCACTTAGGTCCAATATGTTTATCTTTGTGCGGGGGATTAGGTGCTCTACTTCTTTTAATCTAGGTACTGTGTTTAGTTCGTGCTCGGCGGCAGCATGTTCTGGTGCTAATACAGATGCGTCAACTGTGGTAAACTTGCTGTTAGCTTTAGTCATTGTGTTGACTACAATTTCGTCAATGTGTAGGCCTTGACGAATAAAGCTCATTAGAATGTTATGACTATCAGCACCGCCGCTATAACTTAGCATGATATAATCGTACTCTTCTCGCAGTTGTCTAGATCTAGCGTCATATAGCTGATCCAAAGTTTCAACTGGTTCAACAGACCAATCGTGTGCGGCAAATATACTATTATTAAAATCCCAAGTGACTTGCTTCTTTACTTTGGCACCGTATAAGTAGGCTTGTATTTTTGAATCAAATGTTTGCCCATCACATCGATAGTATCCTAGTTTGTAATTTATGTTCATATAACTTTATTTTTTAATAAATGCAATAATAGCTGAAGCTGGATCAAATTCCCACCACAAGACTTTGGTGCTATACTTGCCAGCATTTGCATGATGATTATTATGCCAAGCGTCTCCAAGTATAAAAGGCCACAGCCAAATATTATTAGTACTGGTATCTCGGGTTTCGAAGTTTCTATGACCGTGCATGTGAGCAAAATAATTAAAACAGTTTTGACTTAGCTGTACTAACATAACTGGCAATACCCATGTAAAATAAATTAGATCGATATTGATAAAACTTAAAACTATTATCCATGCAAGTATTATAGCAAAATACCATTTATTAATAAAGAGGTGTTCCTTAGTCATTAGCTCTTTTACTAAAAAAACTTTCATCTTACCACTGTGGGTTTCAATGTGTTTAAATCCAAATAGTTTAAAACCTAAGTTATGAGGACTATGCGGATCATCTTTTTGGTCTGAATAGGCATGATGTAACCGATGTACATATACCCATCCGAGTGGACTGCCGCGACCTGTAAGGATAGCAACTAACGTGCAAATCCACTTCAGTACTATGTTTTTAAATTCAAAAGACTTGTGACTGTAGTATCTATGTAATGTAAGGCTTACACCAATGATACTATATAGATAAAAACTTATAGTTGTTATTAGAATGTTTTGAAAAGTGAAATCAAAATAAAACAACCCAACAACTGCACACAGACTTGTGATTAGTTGAACCTTGGTAATTGTGGTTGCGCTTGCTGAAAACATAGTATATTTATAAACTAAATATTTCAAGGACACAAATATGATAAGTTTCTTTCCAGCTAGCATTCAATCGATACCGTTAGACATTCCAAAAATAGCAGTGGATGATGTTAACCGTTGGAGGGACCTCTATATGTCGGCTCGACGACCTCTTACTAAAACAGGTATCAACCACAACGGCTTTGACGGTGCTTGGGTAGGGATGGATATATATCGAGGCCCTAACTACGATGCTTCTAAGGATATCTACACATCTCCATATGTTGACTGCTCTGAGTTATTTCCAAAAATGATAAAAACAATTTTGGATCATATCCCAATGGATATCAATTGTGTTAGATGCGCTACTAGTGTACTTCCGTTTATTCCACATCACGATTACTCAACACCAATATTGTCTTGCAGGACACTACTAACAGATCAAAATACCAAACCAAACTTTTTTTATATAAATTCAAAAAATGAAAAAGTATTTCAACGAATGCCAACTGAGACCAATACATGGATGTATGATGATAGTGAAATGATGCACGGGTCTGATAAGAAACCCAATCTATTCAAGGCGTTGTTAATGTATTATGGCAAACCTAATCCTGCTAAGGTTACTGAACTTGCTATTCGTAGCATGGCCAGATTCTCAGAATATGTGATAAAGGTTGATTAAATATTATACTATGATTCCACAACAACGCACACTACCCGAAGCCCCAGTTCAAGAACGAAAAATTAAAGATACAGTTGACAAACTTGGCAACTTAGTAGAGCTACATTGGAGTTTGACCTTAGGCGGCAACGAATGCTTTACAATGGTACTAGATGTTTACAGCGAACTACTAAAAAAGGGTTGGGCTAACTCAGACGTGGTGTTTGACAATAAAAACAGAATCATTTATGCCAAGTACCCAGATGGCTCTATTGCCGGCGGGATTGTTTTTAAATATTTTGAAGACTTAAGAACTGGATGGATAGTGTTGAGTTTTACAGCACCTGAACACAGGGGTAAAGGTATCAACGGCTTGTGTCACGAATTTGTAGAAAACGAATGCAAAAGATTAGGGGCAAAATCGATAGCTAGTTTTGTACATATCGACAATGCCCCACGTTTGGCTGCGGCTAAAAAAGTTGGTCTTGAGCCGCAGTATTACAGAACTTACAAAAAATTATAATTAAATAGTTTCTTGTTTGTTTACAGTTTGAACAATACCGTTTGTTCTATTATGATCATTTTTTGCTGTACGGAATGTAACAACATCTGTTTCTTTTGAAAATTCATCGAATGAAGCAAAGCTATCCCAAACTGCAATATAGGAAACAGTTAGTTTGTCATCGCTTAGAGTAGATTCCTCGCTTAATAATTTACCGTTTAATTTTGCTTCAGTTGCTTTCTCTATAACTTCGGCAGGCCTGCGATGAAATGCTACTTCAAGGCTTGGTCTAGTGTGAACCATTGTAATCTTATACATGTCTTTATCCTTATGCTGATTTAATTTTGTTGATTAAATCGTTGCTAAAGTAATCTGCATATTTTGTGTAAACAACTTCAGTAGCTGTTTTAAACTTATCAGTTTCACTTGCAGACATTTCAATAACACGATTTCCCAGTGTTTCCTTAACACTAGCAACGTCAACAATACTTTCACGACGTTCGATACGAGCAGCATTTAAAGCCGCATCTTTCATAATTTCTTGTGTAGCTGTATCTAATGTATCCCAGAACCCATTAGCAACAATAATTGATGTTAGGAACAAACTGTGCGCAGTATCGTTTACATAGGCAAACGACTTATCTTGCTCTAACGGAATAACGCGAACAAATGTACTTTCGCCAGCATCGATAACTCCAGCGCGAGCCGCTTCGTTCATTTCTTCTAATTCAACTGTATCAACAGGTGTAGCACCAACTGCTAGGAATGTATCAACTGCAACTGGGCTTCTTGCTGTGCGAATCTTTGCACCCTTGAATGCATCAACTGTAGCGTACTCTTGCTGAGAAGGAACAATTCTAAATCCGCCACTGTAGGTAAATGCTAGTCCGCGAACTGCTGAACTTTGCTCTAAACCTTCTAACAAGTACTCACCGATAGTGCCTTCTAGTACACGATCTGCATGTTCGTGATCGCGGAATAGGAAAGGAAGATCTAATACAAACATGTCTTTGTTATAATGACCTAACCATGTAGTATACATTTGGCTCATTTCAACTGTGCCGTCTTCCATCAACTGTAAAAGATCATGCTTAGTTACTTTCTTGCCGTTGTTATACTTTGTAGTATAGTCAGTTAGTGACAATACTTCAATGTTAATGGCGCCGTTAGTCTGCTCGCTGACCTGCTTAGAGAAGCGATTAGCCGCTCTTAAAAAAAGATCAATTGGTTCGTGTGCGATTACCCAGCGAATTGTTTTCATATTTCCCACTCCTAGAAAGGATTCCTTGTTGTATTTATTTATCAGTTTTGAATGTTGAAATCTGTATTACCAGTCTTTTTTGTAATCTATAAGGTTACTTTTAATAAAGTCTTGCACGTTAGGGTTGTCGATATATAGCAAATTATAATTGCTATCCATACCAAATCGAGCATTTGGGCGTAGGTCAGTTGGTATTCCTATAACTGATTGATCGTGTACAATGCTTAAACCTAGGCTTTCTAGCTTGATTTTAAAGTAAAAATACCAGTCATTTTTATCAAGATCGTGGATATAGCGTCTAGCTGCCATCTTATAACTAGCAGGACCAAAGTCTATCTTTTCTCGATTGTTATTGTTAGCCATACTCCATCGCTGGTAATCTGTGCCGTTAAACCAATTGATAATTCCCTGCTTGATAGCACGTTCGCAGGGTATACGATCGTTGTAATATATTGCGCCGCGCACACTACAGTTTAGATATTTGATATTAAAAATCATCCACCAGAAGTAGTCATGTAAACTTTGAATAGGAACCGTGCTAGTTTGTATGTTCTTTTCAAATTTATCATAGAAGCTTTCAGCAAAGTTAGGATTACTTGCTATACTAAAATGCTGTAAGATTATATCTTTGTATTCTGAATAGTGTACATCCGCAGATGTTAGTTTGTTTTTAATTGCTTCTAATCTAATTTTCGAAGTTGAACTTACATTATCCAAATACTTGTCATAATTACTGTACAGTGTTAGGCCTAATGCTGTTCCAAATATGCAATCACCTTCGTCTGCTGTAATAGCAACATAACCAGCCTCCATCAGATCGTCGTATTTGTTTTGAGAACTATCTCTAATCCTAAACTTTCCCCAGATGAAGTTCTTCCAGAACATAGGATTTTCAATAATGGCATGTGAGCTAGCACACACGACTATATGATTTAGTTCTGCCGGAGTTAGATTTTTAATTAATGCAGCCATGATAATAGTGCTGTCTATGCCGCCAGAATACATGACAGCAAACATTTCGCTATTGTCGTTTATTCGCTTTTTAATTTCTAAAGCCCGTTCGTCAGTAACCTGTTCGAAGCTCTTGCCAAAGTTAGCATCATATGCTGGCATCTCAAATCCCGGAGGTATCTCCTGCTTCCAAGGAATACTCCATTCACCATTGCGTGTAACGAATCTATTAGGGTTTATGCGTTCAGCGAGATCTAGCATAAAGTTTCCACCTTCGCCAAGTTCAGGGCGAAGTCCATTCCAGAATTTATCCTGATAACCGTTAAAGATAATACTGCTAAAATATAGTGTTGAATCTTTTTGTAGCATTAGACTGCCCTTAACGTAAATGAATTATCGTATTCTAAATTTTTTAACTTAACGGGCTGAGCCATTCCTACGAACTTATAAAATATTTCTCTGATGTGCGGCGTTGCACCTGTATGTTCTGCAAACATATTTTCAATATGCACCAGCGCCTCTTCAACTGTATCTGATTGATATAATATTTGCTTAACTGTGTTTACTATACCATCCGGTGCTGTTGTTTGATCTGCCGGTACTTTAAATTTATCAGGAATCATTCCGGGCATATACGTATCTAAATAAGACTTATGCGGAACTATATTAATCAATGCACTGGTAATTTTAATAGCATGACAAATACGTAAGCAGAATAATGCATACTCTTGTAATTTTATTAGAGCGGCTTTTCGATCTTCCCTCAGGTAATCCATAGGCCATCCTGCTCTATACACTACACCTGCACCGCGAATCTTTTTCATACTTGGTGTTTGTCTTGCTACAAGAATATTAGCACCGTGTATTGACATGTTTGTTTTATCTTTTATTGTAAACTCAATACAAGTATCGTTGTTTATAATAGGAGTTTCGTCTCCTAGCAGGACAACCTGGGTAGGAAGTTTCGAAGATAATACTTCTGCTACTTCTAATACTACCCAAGTATCAAAATGATCCGCTAGAATAAAACGGTCTATCCCCGGAGAATAGATTAAGTGTCCGTTTACTTTTTTAAAATTTAACGGGTAAAAACTGGCATGCATGCCTTCTGTTACGTTAAGCCATGGTTTGTTCATGAAGTATTTATTGACCACTATCTATCTCTAGTTAAATACTGAATGTTTATAAAACCCTTAGAAAAGATTGTTGATTTTGTCCGCTTTGAAAAAGAGATACTTGATATTATTACACAAGTGGGCTTTAGACAAAATCAAATTATATGCCAAACAACAGATGTAGACTCTACTGATTGGTACACTGGCATAGGCCGTATTGACTTATTAGAGCATACTAATGAAGAATTGTATTCGCAAATCAATCCTATGCTTAAAGGTACAATGCTTGCTGAGATTATTGAAAAGTACCAAGGATTCCGCACCCGTATCATGTGTATGAATTCACGCTCATGTTATTCTATCCATAGCGATCCTACACCTAGACTTCACATCCCGTTGATTACTAATAAAGGTGCTTGGATGGTTTGGCCCGATAGTTCTGTAACAATACATTTACCTAGAGGATATGTTTACTGGACTGATACTACACAACCACATACATTCTTTAATGCAGGTATCGAAGATCGTATACACATTATAATGGGCGTGAAAATATAGTCAAAAAAATAGGACCCGAAGGTCCTATTTAAACGTACCAAATTTCCTTAAAGCCTTCTTCTTCAGTTGGCTCTTCCCAATTATCAATCATACCTTGAACAACACCCCAGGGGATATCTTTTCCTGGACGACTAGCTAGACGTTCTTTTAGTACATCTAACGCCGGAGTACGGAATACAATCGCAATATGCTCATAGCTCGGAAGCATATTAAACTTACGAGCACGACTTGCGAGCGTAGTGCTAGTTTGATCCCAGATTACAGTATGACCATGCTCACGTGCAAACACAGCTTGCTCGGCCATTAGGTTAACTGCTGTGGGCATGTAATCCTTAAACACTTCTGTGTAAGTCTTACCTTGCGCCTTTGCATAATCTTCTACAAACGGATCTGTAGAAATTACAGTTAAACCCAAAGCCCAAACTTGGTCCTTAATCCAAGTACTCTTGCCTGCGGCAGGAACTCCAATTAATTGATAACACTTAGGCATACTACTCCTTACATTGTTGGGCCATTGCCGCTCTTAAAACCTACTGAGCCACCTTCAGATTCGATGCGGGCAATGACATCTTCAAATAAGATAGGAGCAAAGTCCGGAGTCTGTTCTACACAGACACAGTGGTAGCGCACATCGTTTTCGTCACTGTATAAGATTTCTCCTGTACGTGCGTCAACACCGCGAGCCTTCTTTACACGGTTTGCATGAGTGTGTCCGTGAATGTTAACTCCAAACCTACCCATACTATCACTATGTAACGGAATGTGGCTTAAGATCATTCCGTTCATAACATGGTATGCTCGTAATTCTCTAAAGTACATTCTGTACTCGTCATCTCTGAAGATGTCGTGGTTACCGCGAATTAATACCTTGTCGCCGTTTAAACGACTTAATACCTTTAATGCCTTGCGGTTAATAACCACATCACCTAAATGGTAAACTTTGTCAGTGGGCTTAACTCGTTCGTTCCACGCTTTAACCATAGCTTCGTCCATTTCTTCTGGATCGTCCCACGGGCGTAATTTTGTAACACCATCGTTACGTGTAAAGCGGCATACACCTGTGTGTCCAAAGTGCGTGTCGCTTACTAAGAATACACTTGGCATATTATGCTCCTTTCTTTAATAAGTTTCTTTTACAATATCAAATTGGTCAGCGGGCCATTTAGCTTTGAACTCATCTGATTTAACATATTCATTGTATGCTTTAGCATCAAAAAATACTTTGCTGAACACAGTTTTAAAAGTTCCTTTTGGGTTTATAGTCAAATAAACCGATTTAGCTTTGCCTGCCATTTGATACCTTTCGTTGTTTAATATAGTATTATAACACAGTTTCAATGATCAGTCAACTGATCTAAATGTGCGCCAGTCATCAATGTTTGGCTTTTCGTCGGCATCGTAAGTCCAACCCAAGGCCTTCATCATACGATGTTTGACTAGCAAGTTGGGGCTACGAAAACGTTCTGTATCATTGAAGCCCATCATGACTCCAACTTCACAAACCGCACCCGAACGGCAAATCCCTGCATAGCAATGGACAACAACATTCATACGATTGTCTAATGCGTGTTGTAGCAAACGAACAAGCTCTGCAGCCTGCTCATGACTACACTTCATTTCTTCTTCCAGCACATGGTCTTTTTCTTCTACATCCAAAAACTCAAAGTTGTGACGCTCTTTGAATTGATGCTTGGCCTCTGGGCGCCAGCTGGCCGGATCCACAATACTGATCAACATACTATTTGGGCCAGCATCGTGATGGAATCCAATTGGGATATCACTTGCGGCTACATTTTCAATCCATGGCATAATGCCTCCTAACAGTCTACATCTATTTTACGACCCTTGTCTAAATCCAAACGCAGATTTCGAGAAACTCGTTCTGCTACAATCTGATCAAATCTACGTTTTTCAATTACCTTGCGGTAGTCTTCGTCACGTTTATCTTGCAGTTTTCTTTGCTCAAGATTGTATTCGCGGATTCGACATTGATCAACTTTTGATATATTCATTCGCTTATCGCCTTTCTAAAAATAATTTCTTGCCTTGCAAACGCATCTCGTTCCCAGGGCTGATCCAAATACGGGGTCTTCTTACTGTACTTAGTACCATTCCAATAAGTATTACCTTTAACCATTTTAAGAATACCTTTAGCCATTTGGCGAACGTGTACCATTTCGTGTGCTAATGTTAAACCAATATCTTTTAACTTCATTGGTTTAACAATAACCACATAGCTGTCCAAGCCATGCAACGGTACAGTCATTCCCATACCCTCGCACTCTTTTGCAATTCGGACAAGAAGTGTTTTTCGGCTATTAGCCAAACCCAATTGTTTAATCATACTAGGAAGAATTGCTTTAACAAACTCTGCCTTTTTTGGGTAACCTTCTACAAGATATTGCATTTGATGCCTTTGTTGCTGTATATGTGTATATTATAGCACCAAATTTTGGCTACGTCAACCTAAAAAAATAGCACCCGAAGGTGCTATTCAAAAACAATGTTTTTATCAAAGAGCGTAACGATCACTCATTACAGTCTTCAACATGATGCCTTCTGGAGTGAACTGGTCCAAATCAGCGGCTAGCAAGCTAGTCATGATTGATGGGCTAAATCCACTTACCAATGCGGCACCACTCTTGTCAGCCTTAACAGGCACGTTATCTGAACTGTTTAGGTTCCAGAAAACAATCTGTGGCATGCTGTAGCCTGCGGCTTCGAACTTGCGTTCGATCATTTCCATTGCGCTGTCGTCGAAACGGGCGCATTGGTTGAACTGCATGTCTGACAAGATCAGCAACATGGCTGGCATGTCGCTTGCTGGTACATTGCCCTTAACTGCAACGCTTAGGATCTTGTCCATAGCGGCATGCAAGTTAGTGCTCATTTCCCAGTCGCTCTTAGACATTTGGGTTACCTTGTCAACAATGTTACCCTTTAGAGTAACCAGTTGTGGCTTGCTTGAGAAAGTCAAGAATGTGTCCTTGAAC